CTTACAATGTTATGTATTAGGTGGCGATAAATTAAAGCTCGGTTTTGCATTTGGTCTGTAAACCCAACACTAATTCCGAACAACAGAGAAGCTACCTCCGCCACTAATACATAACGTTTTGTAGATACACGCTGTGAGCGTTGGATTGAGCGTGGCAAAATAGCGTGTATGTGCTGTTAGCACCAGTACGGATTATTAACAACAAAATATAAATAGAATGAAAGACCAAAAGTATTACCAAAAACAAAGAGAGGCTATTTTAAATGATAGCCACAGAAAAGAACTATTCAAAGTATTATTTGAATTGTACGCAAATGCAATGCCGATAGTTTTAAAAAAGGATGATGGAACAGTTGTTTGTTCTTATTCTGATGAAGTAGAACGATTAGCCGAAACTATAAGAGAGCGAATACGATTAAGAGATAATCAAGTTTTTGAAGCACATTCGTAGTATTGGTGCTAACGAACAGGTATTTATGCAGGGCGGGAGTTTATGTTCGTCAGCCCAATGCTTGAACAAAAGCCGAATAAAGATAAAACGATTAATTAACTACCGTTAGCCCGACTTACATAAATACTCATGTTAGCGGCTGTACGGGTAATCAGTAGTGAGCTTTGAAAATAAATCGTAAAGGCGTTACACGAATAGTAATTGAGTTTAAAAATGTGGTTGTCAAGATACCAAACTTTACTTGTCAGTGGTCTCATTTTCTACGTGGCATAATTGGTAATATCAGTGAAAACCAAACGTGGAAGTTTAATAGTGGCAAGTTTGAAAAAGGAACATCTCATTTATTATGTCCTGTGGTTTGGTGTTCGATGGGTGGATGGATTTTGATTATGAAAAAAGCAAGGCCAATTACAAGAGAACAATGGGAAACGATAACAGATATTTCAGAGTTTAAAAAACATTTTGGCGGTGATGATACAATGTCAAACTATGGTTATTATGGAAATCGGCTTGTCAAACTGGACTATGCTGATTTGGATAATCATTGGGGTGAAGATTTTAAGGGACAGGTAGTATAGCCACTAACGTTGAAGCATTGCTGACTGTGTGGGCAATCCTGCACGTCAGCCCCAAATTAAGAACTAAAAGCAAAATTTATGAATACAGTTGAAACAACTTCCGTCGGCCCACATAGCAGCAATGCACCTGTTACCGGCAGTGCTGTTGATATAGCCCTATCGGAGTTACTGAAGGTAGCAGCAAGCCTTATTAGAAACGCACCGAGCAGCTTTGCTGAAGATTGGCAGTTTTCCAAAAGCACGCCTAAGAAAGATAGGCGAAAAGTGTTAGATAGTTCGGCTGCGGTAAATGAACAGCACCGGCTTGCTGCTATCAAACTGAAGTCCATTTATGATGTGTTGTCGAAGCGTTGCCGGTAACGATGGGGCTAAACGGTCGTTTTAATACCGTATAGCCATTGTTGTACACTGGCACGGATTATTAACTTAAAATATGAATAGAATGAAAATCTTTTTTGACACAGAATTTACAGGCTTACATCAGGGTACTACATTGATTAGTATTGGAATGATTGCCGAAGATGGTAGAGAACTCTACTGTGAATTAAACGACTATGACAAAACCCAAATTGACGATTGGTTAAAGGATAATGTAATAGCAAACCTGTACAACACGAACCCGATAAACACTGAACAACTACGAAATGCGATTGAAGGATTTATTGAGCCTTACGAGAATATAGAAATTTGGTCTGACTGCCTTTCTTACGATTGGGTTTTGTTTAATCAAATTTGGGGACACGCTTTCAATATACCGAAGGCAATCTACTACATACCGTTTGACATTTGTACATTGTTTAGGATTAAGGGAATTGACCCTGATGTAAGCCGTGAGGAATACGCAGGAATGACTAAAGGAAGTCAAAAACACAATGCTCTTTGGGATGCCAAAGTAATACGAGAATGTTATTTAAAGGCGATTCGGTAGTGCTTGTGCATAATGGTTGTGTGTATATTTCAGTTGCGTAAATAACTGATAAACTTAATTAAAAAAACAAAATTATGAGTAAACATAAAACTAAAAAAGAAGCACAGAAGCAGCAATTGAATATACACGCTGTTATATGCAGTACTTTGAACGAATTTAGAAACAAAGGTGGTGCATGGCAAAGTCAAATAAGGGCTGACCGATTATTGGTAAAATTAAAAGAAATGCTACCTGATGATGAATGGTGGAAATTAAAAGTAGCACACAGCCATTATTTGACTGGTGAAGGTGCTGAGGAACTGTATGATGTATGTAAAGAACTCAGTGAAAAGTATTGCATATAACGGACAGGTATAAAATTTCGTTTTAATGAATTTTATACCGTGTTATACACTGGCACGGTATAGTAAACTAAAAATTATGATACAAGGAGAAAACCAATTAACAGAAGAAAAGAAAAAGCTATTAAAACAAGGAACTAAAGTTGAGTTTAAATGGCACGGAAGTAAAAGCCTTTATACTGGAAGAATTGAAATTGATAAGTATGGAGGACTTTACTTTATAAACGAACATTGCTTTGAGAATGACAAACTAAAGGCTGTGGATGAAGGAATGAGGTATTATAATACACTTGATAGCTTTTTCTTTTTTACTCACTTTGAAGTACTAAGTAGTGCTTGTGGGTAACTACTGCATACACACAATACCGTATATTATTATGTGTATCAACCAATTAACATATTGATTTCGGAAAGTAACTGTTACAATGTTCCGAAACATTTATATTCATATTTAACATATTCGCTAAAAAAATATGTTTTAATGTAGTAGCTAAGTTTCCCACGTGTTGTATCTTTGTTGCCTAAACACTTAACAATGGAAACGAAATTAACAGTATTACTCGCAAAGACTGACCATCTGGCGGGGTCGTACAAAAAAGGATTTGAAGAATATGTCAAATTCTTTAAGGGTTCGCAAGGGGCGTTCGTTGGCGAAAAACGCACATATACGCCCCTCCCCGGCACCATCGACGAACCAACCAAACGGTCGAACAAACTGGTGGTAACCACCGTCGAGGAAAAATTAAAGTATCTCGAAAGTGCTGCTGCGGATTATATTGATGCCGCATTTTCGTTGGAGCGGACGAATGGTAATCAATCCAACACAGTGGTGTTGGTCGTTGACAACGTCAACTTCGGAAGATTCACAGCGTTGGAACTCCTGCGCCTAAAGAGCCTGTTGGAATTTGGGACATTGAAGGAGATGTATGAAAATATACCGGTCAGGAATGATGACGAAAATTGGAAGCGCACGACCAATGAAATGTATGTCGGACGCGATATCCACGAGTCGGAATTAATTTCCGGCACGGCCAAGACAACTGTCAAAGAGGCGTACATTCTCACTGACCCCAACCTGAGCAAATTGGGCGATGGGGCGAAATATGACCCCAAAATCGCCACCAAGGACACGGTGATGGAACTGGGTGAATATACCACTCAAAAATTCACAGGCATGCTGTCGCACCGTCAACGAGCAGAAATACTCGCACGGAGGTCGCGCCTGTTGACCGCAGTCATCTCTGCCTTGAAAGAGGTGAATGACGTGGTGGCAATACCATCCGACATGACCGCTGAAAAACTGTTTAATTACCTACACAACGGTGTCGGGTAACTGAAGATACTGTTATAGCATTGGACTTAGATTCAACTACTTAACACGTTACCAAATGTGGGGTGTTTAGTGTTGTAACAGAAGTCTTGGCTATGGCATTATTGGCCTAAACGCCCATCGAAATAATCAAACGATAAGTCGGGGTTCAATTCCCTGCGGGTCCTCAATACTTTTTGTGTTATATTTTTACAAGGACTCGTAGTGTAGTGGTAGCACCATCGTTTAAGTTAGACAAAATTTTCGATAGAGGGTTACGGCACAAGTGGGGGGGACCGAAGGATATTGAATTTCCCCCCACATTTTTTTCTTTTATGACGAGGTACGCTAATTGGTAAAGCGGCCCATTGAAAATAAGTGTCCCCACAACACATTGTAACCAACTAAAAAAACCAATACACTTCTAACGTATCCTTCGGTATTTTAGTGGTATTATTTTAATGTGTGTTTGGAGGTTCGAGTCCTTCCCTCGTCACTATTACATATTCAAATTTTTAAATTCACTGTACGGGAAACGTAAGATAGTGGTATTTATAGTAAAGAAGAGGAATGACATGATACCATTTGAATACAAAACATCTCCCATTGACCAGATAGAAAGTGTTGAGTTGGATATGATGAAAATATCTGACTTTATTGCATCAGTAAATCAAGGATTTATTGGTTTTGATGATGGTCATGGTTATTTGGCCACTAATTCCGAAGAAAGTAATATCCGCATCGAAACGACATCGGTCGTTGATGGTCAGATAATGTATGGCCGTGTTGGGGGAATTAAATCGGAAGACACTATCAAACTGCCGGATGATGTTGTATCCCGGTTCACTCACATTGTCTGGTACTCCAAATAATCATTATTATGCACTCCGAAATTGACATTGAAGACAAGTATTATCCATATATTGAATATGGGCGAATCGCACATAGGGAACAACGTCGTAAGTACACAGGTGAACCGTATTTTGACGGACATTGTATACCAGTCGCACAATTGGTTCGTGATTATGGTGGAACCGATGACATGGTTTGCGCTGCACTGTTACACGATGTGTTGGAAGATACACACACCACACCCGGTGGACTATCTGAATTTATATTTACTGTTAACCGTGTAGGGTGGTTGAAAAATATTAACCCAGTCAATGTATTAAATTATGTGTTGGAATTGACCGATGAATTTACCAAAGAGCGTTACCCACAATTGAACCGAAAACTGCGAAAAGAATATGAAGCAATGCGGTGGGGTGCTGCATCTTATGAAGCACAAACAATTAAATGCTGTGATATAATTCATAACACCACAACCATTGTTGAGCATGATCCGGGATTCGCAATAATATATTTGGAAGAAGTACACAATAAATTACGCAACATGAACAAGGCTAAATCGCAACCCTATATTGCTGCCATGAGTATTGTGCAACAACATTTAGCTATATATAATAAGACATCAGTGAGTGAGTCTGTATAATTGTAGGTGTCGTCTAACGGTAAGATGTTGGTCTCCAAAACCAAAGATATGGGTTCGATTCCTTTCACCTGCGCAAAATAATTGAATATGAATTGGGAAACTTTTTTGCTACCCGCTAGTATATTGGCACTTGGTTTTATGTTTCATGGGTGGCCGTCAATTAAAATAAATTCACCCACACATCACCATTATCATTATAGCGACGATGATGAGAATACGGACGAACGGGAATAACTATAAAGCAATTTTCACCAACAGTTACAAAACATTGCGGTTGGGACCCGGTGTACCTGATACTCCGGAATTGGAAGATGTGGCTATAAATAATAAATGCCTTGCAAACTGCCCATACTGTTACACCAATGCCATGAAAAGCGGTGTAAATTTCACAAACATATCCGAAAAAGCATGGGAAGTATGGGGGTTGTTAGAAGAAGGTAGACGGCCATTCCAAATAGCGATTGGGGGAGCAGGGGAACCAACCATGCACCCCAATTTTATTTCATTTCTGGAAGATGTCCGTCATCTTGGGATTGTCCCTAATTTTACAACAAATGGAATGCATCTCACAGATGCTATTTTAGACGCCTCAGAGCGTTTGTGCGGTGGGATAGCCCTTTCATGGCACCCACATATCAAAAAAACGTTCCATGCTGCTGTAGAGCGTTTAAATGGCCTTAAAACCAAACTTAATTTTCATGTCATTCTTGGAACGACTGAAAGTTTTGAAGATTTACAACGGCTCTCCCTCAAATATTTACACCTCGTTGATTATATGGTCATCTTACCTTATCAGGCTGTGGGGCGTGGTGTTCCTATCAAAGAATTGACGGACGTGTGGGATAAAACTTTTGAGTGGATATCCAATATGGACGTATTATCTCAACAAAAATTTGCGTTCGGGGCATTGTTCTATGATTATTTTATAGCGCATCCGCCGAAATTTGATTTATCTTTGTACAACCCGGATATTTATTCCGGGTACCGTATACTTGACGATGAACAATATAAAACCGTTTACAAGTCAAGTTATGACTTTACACCCAAATAAAAAAAATCAAGTTATGACTTTACCACGACTCACTATATTTGCATTTTCAGTTGAAAATATAATCGATGTTGTTACAAATTCATCATCAGAATTATTCGTGTTTAAGGGTAAAACAAGAGAAATCGTTGAACAAATGATTTTAGAAATATACCCTGAATATCATCGTGAATATCTGTCAATAAAAAGATCGGATGAATTGACGGTCGATGAACTTGACACATTTATTGATTATTCATTACATCCGAATATATGGCCAACATACACCAAACACCAATACCCATTAATTGAAGGGTTTACCTTTGATGAATTATATGAACCCGATACTAAGGCATGGAATGGAAGGATGCAATATAAGCGCAAATGGCGTGTAACGGAGAATACGTACATGGAAACATTGAACAAACTGGACCCGGATCGAAAGATGTATTTTTTATTTTCCATTGATGACAATCCTGATTGGGATATGCAGGAGCAATTAATGAAAATAGGTGACCGATATCATTTAGGATAACTTAAAATAAAAAGATATGACATTACTTACCAGACGACAGCGAAACACCTCGGACAAAACCAAGATCGAAAAGATAGACCACCCATCACATTATGGCGGTGCGGATAACCCTTATGAAGTAATAAAAGTGATTGAGGCGTGGGAGTTGGATTTTCACCTCGGCAATTCGGTAAAATATATTGCCCGATGTGGTAAAAAAAATTCCGAACCTGAACTTGACGACCTCAAAAAAGCAATTTGGTATATCAACAGAAAAATTGAACAATTAGAAAAATGAATATCATAGACGAACAATATCTGGACCTGCTAAAGGCTACTGTTGTGAGACCGCCACGGCCAGACAGAACCGGTAAAGGGCGAAGGTCGGTAGTAGGTGTCAGCATACATACTGACATGTCTACCGGAAAATTTCCGCTACTTACATGTAAAGAAGTGGTCTGGAATCCACTTGTTGTTGAATTACTATGGTTTCTCCGTGGAGAAACCAACATCAAATATTTAAATGCGCACGGTTGCCGGATATGGAATGATGACGCTTACAGGGAGTATCGTCATAACTACCCGGACGAAGATATATCCTCTGAAGATTTTATTACTAAGGTAATGACTGATCCAAACTTTGAGAAGCACGGTTCGTTGGGTCCCGTATACGGGCACCAGTGGCGGCATTTGGTGGTGGACCAAATTAAATACCTTGCAAAAATGCTGCTCCACAATCGATACGATTCCGGTATATTAGTGGATTCGTGGAATGTGGGGCAATTACATCAAATGACGTTGCGCCCATGTCATTTTGCATTTCAAGTAGTATGTACCCCATCGTCAAACGGAGATGTATTGTCACTGGTTTGGTATCAAAGAAGTGCTGATGCTGTGCTTGGTGTTCCGTTCAACATCGCAAGTTATGGGCTATTATTGTCAATATTATGTAAGATGTTCAATATGCAACCCGGTTCATTGACAGGGCATTTTGGAGACTTCCATATATATGACAATCACCTGTCGGCGGTTGATATGTTATTACAAATGCCAATCTTCGATTCCCCAACGCTAAAGTGTCAGCAGAGTTTTATTGACAATGTCGAAAATTTACAACAAGGTTTATATCTGGACATTGACACGTTCATATCAAACATGCACCCGACAGATTTCTCAATAAGCAATTATAAAAATGCCGGGAAAGTATACGCAAAATTAAATGTAGGGTTATGATTAAACAAGCCGCACAAGGATTAAATTCACGTCAAGAGGCTGATCCAGCACATGATAATGAATTTTTACCGCTGATAACTGCCCCTATGAGCACAGTGGTTGATGCGTACAATTTTAAAATATTTTTGCAAGAAGATATACACGTGTGTCTTCCAAGAACCATACCTTTAAAGGACGCCATACAGATTGTGGAGGCGCACGATAGTACATTTGCATCGATAAATATTACTACCGCCAAACAAATAGCTTCACGTGAAATACCACTTATCCCCCGAATATGCATTGACACTGCCAATGGGAACATGCCAATGCTGCATGGGGTAATTTATGACTTAAAAAGCTATTTTTCGGACAAGATAATGATTATGTCCGGGAACGTCGCATCATTAAACGCATACAGAGAATTATCACGTGTTGGGTGTGATTATATCCGGGTTGGTATAGGCGGCGGCGCAGCATGTACTACAACAGTACATACCGGTGTGGGATGCCGCAATCTTGAACAGTTAATATTTGACTGTTACAGCGCAAAAGAGTGTTCCATAATCATAGCCGATGGTATCTCTCAATTTATTCGAGATGAAAAATTACACCACAATGGATATGCTGCGATAAACAGATTGATTGCAGCCGGGGCAGGTATGGTGATGTTAGGAAGTATTTTCAATGCTGCCGAAGAATCATCCGGTACAAAAATTCGCCGGGAAGATGGGAGCATCGCAGCATTGTTTAGAGGAATGTCAACGACAATTGAACAGGAGATTTATAATGTTGGAGGAACGATTAAGCCCAGTGAGGGTAGAACCATTTACAACCCGGTCTTATATACATTATCGGAATGGGTTAATGGTAAAGAAAATTCAGATGAATATCCGGGGTTTTATAACGCGATTAAAAGTGCTATGGCATATTGCGGTTGTAAAACCCTATCAGAATTTATTGGGTATTCCACGCGCTATTAAAATGTATTGGATCGGTTTTATATTTATTTATCTAATATATAAAATTTTAAAAGTATATGTTTAGAACTTTTCGTGAAAATCGTGTTTGTGAGTATCTAAGTGATAAATATGGTGATGACAAAAATGATGTGTGTGTATTCATCCCGTCAAATTTGGCAGAGCGTGAATTAGGGATTATCTTAAACCTGATAGTAGATGATTATCGGAATGGAACACATAAATTTGATCCAGCGGCCCTCTACAAGCTGCTACACTTAAAAACATAAACACGATCATCGTACAATCATTTATCTAATAACTTCAAATTTGTTATAACTATGTTTGACTCAAACTCCACAGAACAAAAAATATCAGTGCAAAACCAAATTGCGTTTCGTGATAGATATCCAAGCACTATAATAAACATCCATAAACTTGAACTTGTGGAAATATCAGAAGACAGCAATATTTCCTTTCTAAGACGTAATAATGTACAAGTTTTGATCAACAATAACATCAAATTTGTTATACACAAGGATTTGGCCGGGATTATTACACTGGGAAAATTTCGTATTTGGTATTCAATACTTGATGGTTTAGATAGATATATTAAAATTATGATGGTGGAAGGGGTGTAAGTTGAATGTTCTTGCTTGAATTATCAAACACGAAAAAAATATGAAAAACGAAAGTGGATTGCAATTCACTGACATTAGCAGTGAAAAATTTAGAACATATGAATGGCCAACCGGCTATAGAATTACTATTATTAAACCTACGCACTTAAATGTAAGTCAGAATGGTGGCCATCGCATACTCGATAAAGGTGGGGTAAGTCATTATATTTCGCCCGGATGGGCGCATTTATTTTGGGAAGTGTTTGAGGGTCGTCCAAATTTTGTTAAATAATACAACTGTCAAATGAACAAAATTAAAATAGGCAAAATTCTAATAACGATAGGTGCCGTGGTGTGGATTATTGAAAACTTTTACTTTGGTTGGAATAAATTACCAATGAGCAAGGCAGAAGAAACTTGGGATGTAATAGTTAATGTATTTATGTACTTAGGATTTTTCATATATTTTTTACCTATTAAGTCGCTTTACGAAAATGCTGTTAAAAGACACGACAGTAGTAACAAATATTAAATACACGCTTGGAGAACTGGACAAAAATTTTAAAAGAAAAAGAGGGGTGGGCTTTTTTAATTCGTAATATTTATATATAAAAGAAAATAATGAAAGAGTTGAAACAATTTATTAAAACAACCATACGAGAATGTCTAAATGAAAATTATGATATTAAGAAAAAACAATTTAATGATGATATTCAATTAATTTCAGACCAAGAAGATGGTGTTTATGTAATAACAGCAAGACACAACAAAGTGGGTGAAATTGCAAGGGCAACAATTGAGTATTCAAAAAAACTAAATGGTTGGTATGGTAATGATGTTTTCGTTGATAAAAATTTTAGACGAATTGGTATAATGACATCAATATATGATTTTGCTGAAGAATTAATTGGAGAAAAAATAATACCATCATTATCACTTATTAATACTATGAAAAAATTTTGGAATAAAAGAAATGGTTAACCCAAAGTACACAAGTAAAAAATAAAATTATGGATTTTGAAACATTAGGTGATTGGTGTAAATGGTTAGAAAAAAACTTCTCAAATGAATTTATGATACCTACACTACCTGTTATTATCAGATTAGATGGTAATAACTTTCACAACTGGACGAAAGGATTAGAAAGACCTTTTGATAAAAAATTGACTGAACTAATGACTGAAACAACAAAGTTTTTAGTTCAAGAAACAAACGCTGTTGTTGGTTATACTCAAAGCGATGAAATTACTTTAGTGCTTTATTCAGGTGATAGAAAAAGTGCAATTTACAATGATGGTAAAAAACAAAAAATATTATCAAAACTTACTGCAAAGTGTGTAAACTTCTTTAACGAAAAACGGAAAGAACTTTTACCAACACACGATAAAGTTGCTGTATTTGATTGCCGAATTTACCAAACACCAACATTACACGATGCTTGTGTTCAATTATTGTGGCGTGAAAACGATGCTACTAAAAACAGTATTTCAATGTTAGCTCAAAGTTTATTCTCACACAAGCAACTTCAAAACTTAAATAGTAATGAACTGCAAGATAAAATGATGCGTGAAAAAGGTGTAAACTGGAATGATTTAGAAGTGAAATTAAAACGTGGTACTTATGTAAAACGAATTAAGACTTCAACCCCATTTACAGCAAATGAATTGACTGACTTGTCACCAATGCACCAAGCACACAAAAATCCAAATTTGATTATTGAAAGGTCGGTTATTAAAGAAATTGAATACCCTATTTTCAGTAAGATTGGGAACAAAGAAGATGTTATTTTCTATGATGCTGAACCAATTTTGAATGTGGCGGATGGTGTCGCTTAAAATGGCAGGTAACAGTTGAGTATAGACGAATGTAAACTTTAATATTATGATACAACAAGGATTAAACATAAGAGATGAATTTAAGGATAAAGTAAAAAACTTTTGTTCTTTACATAATGTACAATGGAGTGACAATGTATATGAAAGTTCAACCGGTGGAATTATAGGTGAAGTTGATAATGTAGTGAAAGTTATGGAATATATTAATAAATTGGAACACGAATCTTCAAAACAAGTAGAAACCAAGGCATTGAATATAGCCGATGTTAGCAGCCGTTACATCACTCTTAAACGAGATGACTTAATTGAATGTAAAAAGGGCATACCAATACAAGATGTAACGATTAATGACTTCAAATCAACATCCGTTACAAGAGATGAAATACTAAAAGCATATTATGTCCTTTTTTCGGATGGCAATATTCATAAAGTATTAAAAGACCGTTTTGCGTAATGGCTGATAACGTTTCACATGATTGGTGTCGTGGCGTATAAATAGCACCAAAGTATCAAACAAGTAAAAACATAATTAAATGGGAGAAAGTAACAAACAAACAGAAACTAAACCATACACTATACACGGTGTTATGTGGCGTTGTTTTTCTTACGAATATCCAGAACCATATAGAAATATCAAGATTGATGTTGATGGAGAAATGTTAGAGACCAGAACATATCTACACCAACACAAATTAATGATTGAACTTAGAGATGGAAACGAATTTTTTCAAGGGATGTCTCCAAAATTACTCGACCAATCTACGAAGTGGTGTTACAATAACACATAACGTTTGGGCGGTTGGCGAAGTGTGTATAATTTAAACGAATTTTGATATGAAAGAAACAGTAATAATACAGAAATTGATACAAGTAGGGCAAATGCTTGAACGTGGACAACTTGAATATAGTGGGGCAGAAGCCGACACAATTTATCTTTTGGATCAATATGCAGCATTGCGTCAGTCGTGTGTTGTAGGGCGAAGCGAACAGTTAGTTTGCGAGTATTGTGGAGATAATTTAGTTGAAGAACAAGGTGATTGGTGTCAGGAGTGTTTAGATAACCCGAACAGAGTTATCACAAACTAATTACCTACAACGACTAATAATAAACGCAGTATGGAAGAGAAACTTTGGGAAATATTAAGAGACCTTGAGATGGGTAAAATAGCTTGCACAACCGCAAATGACCGCATATTGCGTTTATTTAATGTTGTAGGGCAAAGCGAACAGTGCATTTTACACTCAACTGATTGGAATGGTAAATGCTTCAAATGCGGAGAACAGGTGTTTGTAAGAGAGCCGAAGTAAAACGCATTGCCTACGGTTCGCAAATAAACGCAGTATGGGAGATAAGATAAAAGAAATATTAATAGATGTTTACCAAATAGATGGTAGACTGGAAGATGAAGCAACAGAACGCATATTGCGTTTATTTGCTGTTAGCGGTTCGTTGCCGTTGACATTGAAACCTACAAATAAATTAGAAAGAGGTGACGTTTTTCTTTGGAGAAGTGGAAGGAATGGAAGATATGAGATACATACATTTCATTCAGATGCTGGATATGGCGTAAAAACATTCACCAACTACAATGAAAAAGATGGTAGCTCAATGCTTGTTAATTGGTCGGGAGTTTGTGGTGTGCTGGAAGGCAATGAAGCCTAACGTTTTACAAATATGAGAAGTAAATTTTATCTATAAAAAATAGATAAATCAAAATTTATTTCTTATATTTGTTGTTATGTGTATGTATTATTTTTGTTTTACCTATTAAAAAAATAAATTATGACTAAAATAGAAGCGGTTAAATGGTACGAAAGTTTACCAGACGACAGTAGAATGAACTGTCAAATAAAATGTTTGCCAATGCGGGTTCGCCCCATAGCGCATAACGGTCGGGTATTTGCGAAGTTGCCCTTGCAGATACTTCAAATTAAGCATAAATGTTGATTGGCAATTTTGCAAATACCTTGTTACCTGCTGGTGCGGTTTATTTAGCAGGATTTTGATTTGAAAACGAATAGAAAATTTAAAAGGTTTTAGAGATGGAAAAACCAATAAATGTAATTGAAAGTGGAGAATATATTGAGCCAAACACATTTGAAAATGATGCAGAAGCTATATTGTTTCACGCTTACTTGCAATTACTTGATTATGTAAAATTTTTAGAAAATGAGAAAAATGGAGTTGAATAGAACATATTTTGGAGATTGCCTTGATGTAATGAAGTTGATTGATGACAATAGCATTGATATGATTCTTTGCGATTTGCCGTATGGTGTGACTAAAAACAAATGGGATAGTGTTATTGACTTAGATAAATTGTGGAGCGAATACGAAAGAATAATTAAAGCTAATGGTGCAATAGTTTTGTTTGGGCAGGATAAATTTTCAGCAAAGCTGATGTTATCAAATGAAAAAATGCACAGATATAATTTGATTTGGGAAAAGACAACGCCAACAGGACACTTGAATGCAAAGAAGATGCCACTTAGAAATCACGAGGATTTACTTGTTTTTTATAAAAAGTTACCGACTTATAACCCTCAAAAAACAACAGGACATGAAAGAAAGGTAAGTACCGCAACCCATAAAAGAAACAGTAAAAAAACAAGTAATTATGGAGAGCATGGCTTGACAACCTATAACAGCACTGAGCGATACCCGAAAAGTGTACTGAAATTTACTACTGACAAACAAAAATCAGCTTTGCACCCAACACAAAAACCATTAGCATTAATTGAATATCTAATAGCAACTTATAGTAACGAGGGCGAAACTATTTTGGATAACTGTGCTGGGAGCGGAACAACTGGATTAGCGGCAAAAAACCTTAACAGAAATTACATTATGATTGAGAATGATGAAGTGAACTACAAAATATGTATTGAAAGGGTTGGCGAAAAACTTTTTAAATTTTCTCCCACAAATGTTGAATAGTAGCACTATCGTAGCACTTGCAGGTAACGTACTTGGGTATGAATAAGCGATAGCGACCCGTAGGGTTATTTATACCCTGTGTTAGTTGCTGTTGCGGTTTATTTACCACAGATTTTCAATCGAAGCACTAATACATTTTTATTTTTTTTTTGTGGTGGAATTATATATTTTTATATTGTTTTGACAATTCTTTATAAGCAGCTAACAATTCTGGGTCTTGTTTTATAGATGAAAATTCATTAACAATATCATATGAAACAACAGAATTATTTGTTTTATTAAAAACATATAAAGCACTGTGGTCTGATGCCCAAGGTGCTGGAGCAAAATAGTAATGATACGTCCCATCAGTTATTGATGGTTTATTGTTAAAAATTGCTGGTTTAAATTGAAATTCAGTTTCTTCCTTAACAATCTGTTTTACCAATGTTCTTAATTCATTAAGAGTAATTTTCTTTGTTGCCATAATATTTTTTATATATAAATATTAACAAATTCAGAAAAATATCGTATAATTGTAGTGTGGAAGGAAAAAAGAATAAAAATGTTTCCACAAAAGATGATTAGATAGATGAATGTAGCAATTGCAACTAACGTTTTGCGTGTTTACGCAGTTGCGAATTATTAACAATAAATTACATTAGAAAATGAGACCAAAAAGAACAGATGATAAATATTGGACAGGAACGAGAAATTTTAACCATATCCAATATGAAAGTGATTTAGAAGATTACATAATTGACTTGGAAAACGAAGCCAAGCAATTGCGTAAACACGATGTTGTAGGGCGAAGCGAACAGTTAGAAAGCGGATTAACTTGTATGATGTGCCGAAAACCAAAAGAGAATGATGGACATACATGCTGTGAAGAATGTGCTGGATTAGCTTTCTAATTGCCTACAACGTTTTGGGGCTTTGCGTAGTAGCCCTTAGTAGAAACTTAAAATTAACCACGACACTTGATAGGGCTATTACGCAAAGCCCTTGTTATGTGCCGTTTTTATTCACGAATTTAATTTAGAAAGATGAAGAGATATAAAATAATTTATGCAGACCCTGCTTGGAGTTACGATGACAAATGTTTGCATCGTGGAGGTGCTGAAAGACATTACAGAACAATGAATATCGAGGATATAAAAAACCTTCCTGTAAACGAAATAGCAGATGATGATTGCATACTATTTATGTGGGCTACCTTTCCAAAGCTACAAGAAGCTCTTGATGTTATAAATGCTTGGGGTTTTCAATATAAAACAAATGCTTTTACTTGGGTAAAGAAAAACAAAAAAGCAGATAGTTTATTTTGGGGAATGGGAAGATGGACAAGGAGTAATGCAGAAATATGCTTATTAGCTGTAAAAGGCAACCCAAAAAGATTAGATATGGGTGTTCATTCAGTTATTTATGCCCCTATTGACAAGCATAGTAAAAAGCCACAAGAAACAAGAGATAGAATAATTAGACTTGTAGGAGATTTACCAAAGGTAGAATTATTTGCTCGTGAAGTTCCCGAAGGGTGGGATGTTTGGGGAAATGAAGTTGAGAGTAGTGTCGCTCTTTAAAATGGCACATAACGTGCCGCAAGTATGGCACGTTGCATTCACAAAACTTAATAAATAGATAAATGAATTGGATTACTAAAATACTTCGCAGAAAAGAGATAAAGCAATGTGCTATACTTGGTGTTAGCATACGTTTTTCTCGCAGACAGTACGATAAAAGGCGAATACCTGAATTGTATTTTACAAAGGATTACACTATTAAAAACTCGGTGCTTTATATAAAAGGAGATGAATATTCGCCTTATATGTGGAACTACGATAGAATGATAGGATTGATTAAGGACGGCATACTTTCCGAAAATGTATGCTAACGGGAAACGGCTTTGCGAAGGAGCGGAAATAGAAGCACAAAAGTTCAGTTTAGCACAACCGTAGCATAAGCCATTTTCTATTTGCTAAATTACAAAAAAGGAAATAAAAATGGCTTATGCGGTGATAGGATTACTGACGTTGAATTTTGTACTTAACCCGCTCTTTTGCAAAACCGATGTTATGCACAGTGCGTTATTTTTTCAATCGTTCTATTTCTGATATTATTTGTTCAATAACTTCGACATTGTAAATTTTCTTTTTCCCTCCAACTTTGGTAGAGTAAACAAAAAACACTTTTCCTCCGAATTTCTTCTCGAAATTTTCGTGATTTACCTTGTGCATTTCAATCCATTGATATTGGTTCAAGGCTTGTCCGGATTCAATTGGTTTAATCTGAATACCGATATATTTTTCTCCAACTTGAACGAAAAAATCAACACTATATGCTCTGTCCCAATTATCAGGTGCTGGCTCAATCTTCATTCCAATTGCACCTTCCAATTGTCCGTAGATTGTTTCGATTTCAGTCCTATAACCGTCATAAGTTCTACGAAGAACTAAATTATATGCATAGTCTATACATTCTTCTTCTGTAATAGAAGCTAATTCGCTTTGAACAACTTCAGATAGTTTAATGTATAGCGTTTGACCTAAAGAAGTTATATACTCACGAGTAATATTTATTCCGTTTTTCTTCTTTTGTTTCCCTTTTGTGAAATAATATTCTTCCCATTCTTTGTAATCATTAGGGGCACAATCCCGAATTAATTCGGCTAATGCTCCTACACTATACGCTTTGTTCAGTCCCCAACGGTTTAAGGCATAATTTAAAAGAGTTTCGTGTTTAAATTTGAAGCCTTCTCCTTCTGTTTTTGTACAATAATCTTTAGCCATTGATAAATGTGTTAAATTTCGTTTTGTATTTAAAGTCAATGGAATTATCTACCAATGCTAAATTTTCTTTTAGTAAATGAGCATTTATAAAAGTTTTATTTTCGAGATAGAGATAAGCCATTAAATTGTTTTCTTTATCGTGTTTTACTTTATCGTACTTTAAAAACACTTTTTTGCCACGAACTTTATTGATTAAATATTCGGTTGCCTTTCCGTTAATTGTAGGGTTTTGCTTAATACCAATCAAGCGAATTACCAAGTCGTTATTCAAACGGATAAGTTCTGGGCTAATGACTTCTTTTACAGAAAAAAATTCTTCTCGTTTTCCAGTGCTCTTGGCATCGATTTTAGAACCATATTGAATTTTCTTTACATCAATTTTCTTGTCCAATTTATGCGTGTCAATAAATTGATAGGGCAATTGTTTGATTCGTTTTTCAAAATTCGTTTTTAATTCTGGTTGTTTGATAATTTCGGTTTCAACTTTTGTAAAAGCATCATCTATTCCGATTTTTTCTTTGATGATTGGAATAAAATCAGGGTTAATTTCATAACCAACAGAATTTCTATTTAAGTTTCTTGCAGCCAAAGCAGTTGTTCCACTTCCCATAAAAGGGTCTAAAACCGTTTCACCTGGAAATGAAAACATTTTGATTAAACGGTGTGGCAATTCTTCAGGAAACATTGCCAAATGTTTATCTTGTCTTGCTCCTGAAAAATACCAATGTCCATTAAAATAGGTATTCCATTCTTCATTGGTCATTGAAGCGTTTTCTTTTTGTTCTTTAGTCGGCTTGGGTGCATTTCCTTGTTTTTTGAACAATAAAATATATTCAAAATCCAATTTCACAATTCCATTTCTTGGATTCGGGTAGCTTCCCATAATACTTGCGCCTCCCGAAGTGTTCATGGTAGTTTGTTTTTGCCAAATAATTTGCCCCATAAAATCAAAGCCAATCATTTCGCAAAACTTAATAATTTCCGTATGAATAGGAATGATTTTATAACGACCGTAATAAGTTGAACGAGCAAATTGGTCTCCAATATTAATACAAAGACGACAGCCTTTATGTAAAACACGGAAGCATTCTTGCCAAGTCAAATTCAGGTGATTAATGTAAGTTTCATAATCATCGTGAAATCCAATTTGGTTTTCCGTTCCGTAGTCTTTTAATTGCCAATAAGGTGGTGAAGTTGCAATCAAATGAACACTTTCATCTTTAAGCTCGCTCATTTGTCTGCTGTCACCATTTATAATTGTATGTTTAGTTTTATTCATCATTTTCCTTTTCGTTAATTCAATTCACAACTACAAATGTACAAAATTACTTTGGGTTATTTTTAGACGGAGTGGTCAAATCGCATTGTGCATAACATAGTGTTTACGCTATAACACCAAGGCATAATGTATTCAATAATAAACCATTATGCGATTGAATGGATAATCGTAGGTTATGCACAATACAGAGTAACTTCATGTGGAAAAGTTATTAATATCCGGACAGGAAGGATTTTGAAAAGAACGATTAACAATAGGTCTGTTGGATATTGGATTGGTAAAAAGTTCTATTCATTAAAATCGCTTCGGGTCAAACTTCAACGAATTTCAAAAGAAACGTTTCCCTTTTAAACTGTTGAAGACAATTGACACTATATATAATCTGTATAAAACTACAATCTATATGGAAGATAAACACGAAATTTTAGGAAGTTGTGATGTGGTTGGTTGTACGCAAATATCTTGCTGCGGAGGTATATATTGGTCCGAACGGGGATTTTGGAAACTCTGTCAGAATCATGTACCGGCCAATAAGAATGACGAATTTCCTTTAATGAAAAATGATGCTATTGAAAGAGAAGTGCTCCGGGGTGACAAACCCTTTCCAAAATGGGGGTGCATGTGATAACAAATGGATGAAATAAATAAACTATAATGGAAATATTCAAACAGATATGGGAACAATTATCCAGCATGCTGAAGTGGTGGGTAATAGTACTGCCGTGGCAACAAGGCATGAGAATATGGTTGGGTAAGGATGTAAAACTATTAAAACCGGGAATACATTTCAGAATACCATACCTGCATACAGTATACGTGCAGCCCAGTAGATTGACTTTTATATAACGGAGCGTAAAACCCATTGGTCTTCAGCCAATGGGATGTAAGCGACAAACGCTAACCCTGTGTGAGGATGTATTGACGAATAGTATCTGGTGAAGCCTCACCAATAGAGCAAACGAAGTAACCATCTGACCAAAAAGTACGCTCACGCCAAAAATGCTTGAATAGGAATGAACGGTGTGGAGAGTGCCAAATGTGGTAAGTGGACTCTTGCTTTAACTTGCGAACGATAGATGTGATGGATAAACGAGGGATGTAACGAATAAGAAAATGAATATGGTCAAGGTCACTTTCAAATACCTCTATTTCAAAATCTGAATTAGAAGTGATATTTAAAAGAATAGAACGCATATCTTCTTTTAACTGACCAACAAGCAACTTTTTACGGTACTTGCAAACAAAGATAAGATGACACTTTAGGTAGTGCTTTGAACGATTTGTAGAAATGTACTGTGATTTTTTAGACATAATAAAGCAAGTTTTTGTGAAAGTTTTTACCCTAAAACGGAACTTTTACAAAAACTTGCGTATTTAGTATAAAAGGAGTATATTTGTAAACGTGAAAACAATACATAGGACATATCGCTTTGAATTAAGACCAACACAGGGGCAAAAAGTGTTGTTGGATAAGCATTTTGGGTGTGTTAGGTTCGTGTATAATCACTTTTTGAATGAGCGTAAAGAACAATATCAGGCGAACAAAAAGTCTGATAACTACTACGCACAAGCAAAGACCTTAACCGAATTAAAAAAGCAAGAAGAAACTGTTTGGCTCAAAGAAGTAAATAGTCAAACCTTGCAGTTTGCTTTGAGGTCATTAGATACCGCATACCTTAATTTCTTTCGTGGTAACGCTAAGTTCCCAAGATTTAAGTCAAGGAAACGAAAGAATAGTTTTACTGTGCCACAACACACGAAGCTGATTAATGGTAAGATTCACGTACCTAAATTCAAAGAAGGAATTAAGTGCATTGTTCACCGTGAAGTAAAGGGTGAAGTTGGTAAAATGACTTTCTCCAAAACACCAACTGGAAGATATTATGTATCAATTTTAACCGAAGAACAATACCAACCAAAAGAAAAGACTGGTGCTGTTTGTGGTGTAGATTTAGGATTGAAAGATTTTGCGATTACTTCTGATGGAATAAAATTCAAGAATAACCGATATACCAAGAAATATGAAAAAGATTTAGCGAAAGCACAAAAACACCTTTCTCGTAAACAAAAAGGTAGTAGTTCGTTTGAAAGACAAAAACGAAAGGTTGCCAAGATACACGAGAAAATATCCAACACAAGACAAGATGTATTGCACAAGGTATCACACCAACTTGTTTCTGACTATGACATAATTGCTTTGGAAGACCTTAATGTTAAAGGAATGATGAGTAATAGTAATCTATCAAAGCATATAGCAGATGCAAGTTGGGGTACGTTTGTTAGGTTTTTAGAGTACAAAGCGGATTGGAACAATAAACAAGTTGTAAAAATCAATCGCTTTTACCCATCAAGTAAAACCTGTTGTGAGTGTGGTTGGATAAATCAAGACTTAAATCTTTCAATAAGAGAATGGACTTGCAAAAACGGACACGTTTTAGACCGTGATTTAAATGCTGCAAAGAACATTCTGAAAGAAGGATTAAAAACAATATCGTCAGGAACTGGCGATTACACGGGTGGAGATGATGTTAGACTGAGCAATCAGCAGTCGTCCGTGAAGCCCGAAGCCCATTTGTCTTTAGCAAATGGGTAGTTCACATAAATAGTTAGATAGTGAGAAAACCGACCAACACATGACTATGACGCTTGTTGAGTGGATACCTTCCACCAAGTTCTTTGAACGTCAGGAGGACTTTCCACCAAATTATATTGGCTTCACTATAAACAGGGGCAAAACATTATTTCAAACTTTAGTGAAAGGGAAGTCAACATTATGCTTTCGGGCCATAGGGACTAAAAATGGGAAGCGAATCACACGGGTTGTGGAGCGTGAACATCTTTTAGGGTTACAGTATAATGTCTAACAATCAATTGAATATCAATGCTATAACTACTTTTCAATTATACATTAAAAAAATATGTGTCAAAAGTATTGCACATGTCAACCCCATGCACATACCTTTGTCATATGAAGTCTGTAATGTGACTGATGCTGACCGCTCAACCTCTCATTAGGGGGGTTGGCCTTTTTACAAAATTTTAAAGAATGAAAACATATAACGATATACAAGAGCAAATCGAAAAACTTGAAACGATGCTCATAGAACTTGCCGAACAAATTAAGCAAGTTGGTATATATTCGCCTATTGGTATTAATATGGGTAAACAATATGAGCAGATTGAAAACGATATTAAAACACTTAGATGGGTACTGTCATAACATTGCGCCTAATGGTTGAGGCTAAGAGCAGTTGCCTTAAATACTGCTCAAAATTTGCACTATGCTTGATGGCAATTGCTTTTAGCCTTTGTTAGTGGCTGGTGCGGTAAATTAAACGAAAATGACATTAACGGAAGAATTAGAAAAGAAAATCACAAAAGAAATGGAGAATAAATATTTTCCAAAATTTGAGAAACAAGCGGCTTATTTAGGTAATGGTGTTTATTCAATACCTGCAACAAATATTTATTCTACTGACGTAAGAGAATTGTTTCTAATGTTTGTCGCAGCACAAGAGGATATTCCATTTAAGAAACGATAGGTAGCACTTGCTACTAACATTGTATAACCGCTATAACACCAAGGTACAATGAAAGCAGAAGAACAAATCCGCGCCATAATAGCCCGGAGAACCAGAACACCGATTACAAATTCTGAAATTTGCCGACGCTTGAAGTCGCGAGGCATTCAAATTTCAGAAGCAGAGGTCAGGTATATTGTGAATACCCTGCGATCACGTGGAGACCTTCCCATTGTGGCCGGTATCAAAGGTTACAGGGTAACCTACAATAAGAATGAAATACTGGGGCAAATTGAAAGTATGCATCAACGAATTCAATTGATGCGCAGGGCGATGAGAGGACTACAGGGAATATGCAACAAGCTATGATGCCACTACAAGGAATAAAAAATATTATACGTCAGGGCGTGTGCCTTGGGGTAAGTGGCAAGCGGGTTTTCTATCATACCCGCAAAGGTCCTCTTTATTTTATGACCCGCAAAGGTCCTCTTTCGGTTGAAGCTGCACATGAGAATTTTGTTAAAATTGCTCGTGCCCACATAATACAAGACATACAACAAACAGACTGGAAAATTGATGATGCGCATATTAATTGGGAAAACCACAATTTAAAATGCGTTCACACCCATGAACAAATTGAGGCGGTATATGCTGAAATTGTTAACGACTAATGTGAACGTCCCATGTATGTAAACACCAAAAGTCATGCGATACGAAGTTGTAAAAAAGGGTACACAGGTTTTTGTGTTAGACAAAAGCAAAATGCCCTACAAACCACACCGGTCTGGAATTGTAAAAGTTCTTAGTCGAGTTGCTGAGGCGCGGGAACTTGCAAAAGACCTGAACCAGAAGTGGGAAGAATTTGAATACCTCCGAATTGTACTATTCCGTGATTCGGATTTTGTAAATTCGGATAACTCGACCGATGAACGATGGAAAAGGTACAACGAATTGTTAAAATTCTTCAACCCTACCTTGGATGAAACAAAATAACAATACAGCAGTGGTCTGGGCATTATGTATCGGGCTGCTGTTTGTGTTCCTGCTTTCCTTAGCAGGAAGTGAAAAACGTAAAGCGGACAACTTAATGGAATGGTATGAACAACAATCACAAGAATTTCGTTGATCACTTTTCAAAATTGATCCACGGGATAAGTTTGAGCGAGGCACATGCTAAACGAATTTGCGTCGCTTGCAAAACGTCGGATTTGAACTTGACGAGCAAAGCGGAAACTGTCGAATATGAGACGTTATCCGGCTACTGTGCTGAATGTCAACGGAAATTCATCGACCGCGAACCTGCATTCGATGCCAACCCTCACATCAAAAAAAACGGGGCATGAAAAGTTCATCGACCGTGAATGTGAACATTGATAACGTGAACTGTGACGTAAAGTTTGTTCGCTGGAATTATTTCTTGTGGTTAGCCACATTTACAATTCCACGGCAAAAACCACAACAGTCTTACGTTGCCAACGTGACCATTTTAGAAAATGGGTTCACAACAACCGCAATCAAACTGGTTGAACGTAATATGAATCAAAATGAGAGAGATATTTGAATGGTCAAATGGAAACCCCGGTGCCATGATATTTTTAGTGGAACTGGGAAATTTTGCCCAGTATAACCCTGCCGGGACACTTGCCATTTATAACAAACTATTAAGCTGTTCAACCATACGTGGTACAAACTTGTACGTGCTATATTCCGACCTATGTCACAAAGACATGATGGTTGTATTGGATGTGTGTAGAACGTGTCCGGACAATGTGTTGGAGGATGCTTGTAGTAGACAAGATTACTCAGGACGTGATGTGCTGGTAAACTTTTATAACAACCAAAAAACCTTCAACGATGCTTGATAATGCCACCCATTGCCCTGCATGTAACGCCAATTGGGACGGTGGGTCCATTCTTGAATCCTTCATACAGCTAAGAAATGGAGGTAATCCATTATATGCCAACATGTCGGATGAACAGTTAAAAGAGCGGGTACAAGAACTTTACTCGCCCCCTTATCGGTGGAGCCGGTGTATTGGTATTGAAATACGCGGAGAATACGATGGTCTATCGTATTATAAATGCCCTGATTGTAATGTTACGTTTAACCGATTTACCGGCAAAGAAGAACCATTACCAGTCATCCATTCGCAAAATAAACAATCATGAAATACACAATTGTAGTCCTCGCATTTTTACTAAATGCCTGCCAACAACCTTCAAAATATCCCACTGTCAACCATGATATTGGAGAATTCGATGTAATTGTAGTTGACAGTTGTGAATATCTATATATGGATGTCCATTATTCTAAAGGATACCTGACACACAAAGGCAACTGCAAATATTGTAATCTTCGTCAAAATGGAAACTAACTGGAAGGATAGGCATACCGCAGCAGTAGCTGTGACATGCTACATACTGTACAAATGGGTGATGTTTGGGATTACTCATGATTTGTTTTCCCGGAACGGTATCCGGAACATTTCTCCAGAGTTTGCCATAGAAGCACTGATGTGGTTATTTATAACCTTCATACTCATTGCCATAATTGCCCTACTTGCAATTTGCATCGGGTTCTTAGCCCTACAGATGTTATTTAGCAAAGAATGGGCAGATAAGCGTGAGAAATATTTCTGGAAAACTATTGACAAATGGTTCTCATAATGAAACACTACCGATACATTGGACACTTCAAAAGTTGGATGGGGAACACCTTCCAACTTGAAGTTTATTGCAACGGGTTCCTTAAAGCGTTTTTTCTGCTTACAGCAGAGGCAATTAACAGGGGTAACCATTGGCAACTGGATAAAATCATCGCCGAAAACGGTGATGAACGAACGGTCGATGATGTGTTAAAATGCAATTTATTATTAAAAGATACCAAAAATGCGGGAAGAACTAAAACCTGAAATTAAACAGTCATGTCTTGAATTTGCAAAGGTACCGGTGACTGCCGGTATTACTTGGAATGACGTGACATCGTATTCCAAATATGATGCCGAAAAAGTGCCAACGACTTTTGAAACAAAAATTGGAGATTGCAGGATATTAATAATTATGGGGCATATACATTACCCAAATATTTGGATAATGAATTGTCATGACCTGAATATCAAAGAGAAAATGCTACAATGTGTTACAGCCGAAGAAGCAGCACACTTGGCAATTTCATACTGCAAGGCTAAAGTTCAAAAGTTGCACGAGGCATTTAGCTCTTGTGACTAATACACTGCATACAGGAGCAAATTAAATCTGGGTTATGAACGATAAACGAATAACACACATTGAATACACAAATGGCGATAAGTTCAAATTTGAGAACGGGCGGGTAGTTGTCGCTGCCTTGCAGGATGATAACTACATTATAAAGTTTACGGTACTGTCGGATGACCTGACACCGAGGGCTATCCACAATGTTCGTAAAGGTAAGGTTGTGGAGACAATTATTAAATTAAGCAAGGAGGCAGCAATTGCACTTGTGATCGGATTGGATAGACAACTTGAAAAAAATGACCAATGATTACCGTAGACAAATTATTCGTCGGAGCAAAGGTCAAATATGATGAAGGTCCCGGTGGTGAAAAGTGTATTGCCAAAGTACTAAAAATTGACCACGAAAAGAAAGTGGTACTATTCATAGATTCTGACGACTTTGAGTGGGAAAGCCCATTTGATGAAATACCGGTAACAGTTAAACGCATACTGGACTGATTATAAGTAGTCCACACACGGGCATCGTTAAGAAATATCTAAATGTATTAAAACAATATGAAACATTACAAAGAAGGACGAAATCATATCTTTGAATTTGGCGAAATGTCCATAACAAGAATAAAATTAAACAAATCTCAATATGATGAATTGGTCCAATATTTTACACAACAACAAGTAAAAAACTGTTCTGGGGAGAGTGCTTCCGATACTTTTGATAGAGGTTTTACAGCAGGATACAACGCAGGAATTGCTGAAGGGTTAAATGCTCAATAGTATGAGTAACGAGAAACAAACTTCTGAGAACCAACAAGATCATGCCCCATTAGCGGGTGATATGGCACGTGCTTCATATAATAAGAATAGGGGGTGGGATGTGACCAATGAAAAGGTTGTGAAATATGCTTACATTGATGAATCAGGTGGGGTCTACAGAACAAATGGATACTGTGTAGGTAACCATGTAGCAGGAGATTTTCTTTTGCATGTGCCATGAATGATTGATTTGATGAATACAGGTACTCTGTCCGAAAATGAAAACGAAATGAAATCAAAAAACATTGACACGAAACCCGCGTTACCGGCAATACAGGTTAAGTTGAATGTAATTGCTGTCATACAGCGTTGTTTAATTCAAGGATTAATCATTATCGCTTGTTGGCATATTATTACGATATGGTGGCAACAAGATGCCGATTGGTATGCTGGATTAACGGCGTTCCTATGGTCAGGTAATATCTTTTGGTTCAAGGATTATAGTCGGTGGGTTAAAAATATGGAAAATAGTAAATTGAAAAAAGAACAGCAATGTGCTATACACGATGTTATGGGTAGTACTCATTTACTCGTGATTAGGGATTGGATAACACCGTATAATAGTAACATGAAAGGTAACCATGCACCCGCTGAATATTGGGCTTCAAAACTTGGAAAAGACACAGAAACATTTATTAATGACTTTAAAAATGGGCACCTTGATAGGTGGTTCAAAGTGTATTGTCCATAACGGTTTGCAGGTATGGGTATGTATTTTTGTGATTGTTAACTACAAAAATTGAATAGAATGAATGAATTAGAGTTACGACAATTGTTTAAAAACCTATCCAATTGCTACGCAGATACTGGAAGGTTTGAGAATGACGGAAGCTACACAGAAGGTGAGGTGATACAAGCAATGACGGAGGATAGGTTTATCGAAGCAATGAAGGAAGCAAAAATATTACCTATACACGATGTTAGCGGTGTGTTGCCGTTACCAAAAGATGCTCATTCATTAGAGGTATTTGCTATAAAAGATTGTAAAGAATCACCAACTGGTAAAGAGGCATATATTGGTTATAAGTTGAAAACTGGATGCTTTCACTTTATTAGTGTACCGTACACAGGCAATGACCGCTAACGGTTGGGTGTATATGTAGTGGTGGATTAGATAGGAGAAACTTTGATTAACCAAAAAACTATAAAGAAAGCACTAATGTTGAAATTACTGACAAAACCACCATTACATATACACCTTGTTATGTACAGGTGCGGTGAAGTTCAAACAAAACTTAATTAGAACCACATACAAAAACAAAAAGAATTTCGGGTGGGAATTTTAAATTCAAATATTTATATATAAAAGAAACTAATGAAAGATTTGAGAAAGTTTATTAAAACCACAATAAGAGAATATTTGAATGAAAATAGATTAAGAAATATAAATGAAGCATACGATGATGTTTCAATGGATTATATTAAGAGTTTAAAAAAACTTGATGATTATAGTGATTACAATGATAAGATTGTGATTGGTGGAAACACATATTTAAATATTATCCCTAAAAACGATTATTGGTTTTTATGGGGAAAAATCATAGTTTTTGATAATTCTGATGGAACTGAAATAGGTAATGCAACCTATGGTAAAAAAAAACAAAATTCATTAATGAAAGCATCAATAGATGTTAGAAGTGATAAAAGAAGAACACGTATCGCATCTAATATTTACGAATGGATTGAAAAATTAACAGGTGAAAAACTTTACCCTGATACACCACATAGTAAATCAGCAGAAGCACTTTGGAATAATCCCAATAGAAAATTTGGATTTGATAAATAGAATTAGTACCTTTGTTGTGCGTTGGGAAAATTCTTTTTGTTTTATTCACGAAACTTAATTAGAAGCACAATGTAGCACTTGTACATAACGTTTTGCGTGTATAAAATCGTTTTAATGTTTTATACACGCTGTTAGTTGCAGTTGCGGATTATTTACCGTAGAACTTCAATCGAAGTACTAATACATTTTTATTCTTTTTATGAAAAGGTTTTAGTTAATTATTGATTTTAAATATTCAATGGCTTTTTGTTTGTTTGAAAATTTTTCAATATACTTTTTTCCTTGATAAGAAAATTGGATATGATAATTATCACCAATCTTTGCAAATTTAGAACGAACTGGCATCATATATCCGATTTCTTCATCATTAAAGAAAATAGCTATATTACCCTCTTCTTTGTCAGTAGGTCTTTTATATTTTAATTTCAAGCCACTATGTTGCCCAGTTTCTTCCTTAATAATCTGCTTAACCAAGCTACGTAATTCATTCAAAGTAATTTTTTTCGTTGCCATAATATTTTTTATATATAAATAGTAACAAAAAGAAAAAAAAATCGTATATTTGCAGTGTGGGAGGAAAAAAAGAATAAAAATGTTTCCACAAAAGATGATTAGATAGATGAATGTAGCAATTGCAACTAACGGTCGGGTATATATGCAGTACCCGAAGCACAAACTTTAAATTTATTATAACATTAATAGGGTATTGCATATATACCTTGTTAGCAACAGTTACTTATTATGAAACGAGAATACAAAGTTAGATTTTTTCAAGACAACACTTATGAGGTTATAGAAATTGTAACCACATATGGAGAACGAACAAGTGCTTACGATAGTGAACCTAACACAGTAGAAGAAAATGAAGTGTATCAAGGTAGTTTATCAGATTGTGAGGCTTATATTCGATTACATGAAGGTGGTTACATGTAATTGTTGCTAACGTCCGAGTGTATGAGTAGTGGCACATACACCTAACCTTTGAATTATGCCACAAACTTTAACGTGCCATTACTTATACACATTGTTGTGTGTAGTACGGGCAAATAAACAGAAATTATGAAGAATAGAAACATACCACATAAAAATGACTGGGCGACACCACTGTACTTTTATGATGAATTGAATAAAGAGTTTGATTTTAACTTTGATCCTTGCCCGTATCAGCACGATATTGAAAAATGGGATGGACTTGAAATTGAATGGAAAGAGCGAAATTTTATTAACCCACCTTACAGTAGAAAACTTAAAGATGCATTTGTGATTAAGGCAATAGAGGAAAGCAAGAAAGGTAAATTATGTGTGATGCTTTTACCTGTAAGCACAAGCACTCAATTATTCCACAAACATATATTGCCGAACCAAAAAGAAATCCGCTTCATTGAAAAGAGAATAAAGTTTTGCGGTGTAAATACAAAGGGCGAATTTGTTACGGGCAATGCTGGTATGCACGATAGTATGGTGGTGGTGTTTGATGGACGAACGTAGTATTACACACAACGGACGGGGCATTTACGCTGCCCCGTAATTGAAAAACCAATGTTAAATAGCGTATCGTCCGCACGGGTAGCGTAAATGCCTTGTTAGCGGTTCGGTGCGGTAAATTGAAATAAAATGACTGATAAACAATTTCAAAAAATACTTGATACACTTACGGATGCACATAGAAACTATCTTGACTTGCTAAAATTAGCGGAAAACGAAATTGTAATAAGATATGGTGTTCACCCTTCTGATATTGACAACGACCAGTGGATTGATAGCTACCATCAAGGCTGTGGACACATGACTGTTAAGCAATTGGACGAATCCATGAAGCTACACGCTAAGTAGCACTGACCGCTAACATAGTGTTTACGCTATAACACCAAGGCATAATGTATTCAGTAATAAATCATTATGCGATTGAATGGGTTTGGCACAATCAACCGTAATAACTCTTAAATTAACAAACATGAAATATAAACTTACAGAGGATAAAACCTTTACAATATGCACCCCAGATGGTACAGTGTGGTCGGCAAGAATACATTCAATGTACTTAGCCATTACCAGCAATTCCACACAGAAGAATGGTCCGGAGGATTTCTTTAAAACTTTAGGGATCACTGACCCAATAGCTTTTTTTGTTGAAGTGTATGGGTACCCGGTATATAGTGGCCGTTGGCCTGAATTTGAACCTTACGATTATGCTGCCCTTGACAGGGTCCTTATAAAATTACAAAGAGAATACGATATAGAAATTAACGGACTTGAACTCTGTGAACAATCAAATGAAATACCATTCACAGAGGTAATTGACCCAAAAAACCGTAACAAATCAGAAAGTGTATTATTGATCACCAGATGTGCATTTCAAATTGAAAAACTCAGTAAAGAATATATTGAACTTGAGCAGCGACTTAGTGACATAAAAAAACAAAAAAACATGGCGTTGAAAACTGCGCATGATGCCGTACACGAGTTGCAAAAACAATTACCGCTGGCTGTTATGCATGACGACTTTATTATCGTTGTGTCCGACACTAACCTGACTATTGAACGAAATGTTATTTCCTAAATCAACAAATCATGGCACACTTTAAATTAATTGACGAAGATCGTGATGGTGATGAGCGAATGTTGGCACTTGTATCAAGCGAATGGCCACATGGCATTACCACCGAAGTACAATTGCAAATTGCCCAAGATGGTAATGATGCCTATATAGACCTATCAATTGATGAGGTTAAATTATTGATTTCCAACCTCAATGAATTTTTGAGTGCGATTGAATAACATGTTTCCACAAATACCACACCCATGACTGTCACTGAATGGATAATTTTTATATTACTAATAACGAATATAATAACGGTGATTCTTTGGCAACGGCACCGCAAGATTGCCACCAATAAATTCAATCGATATTTTAATAACACGTCCACATTACTCGTATCACATGTGAATTTGTGTGCCGAACATTTCAAACTAAAAATAGACCCCCACTATTATATCGGGTCCATATACATATATTGTGATCCAGAGATTCAAAAAGCCATTAAACAGATGGACAGGTTTGAATTTGAGGCGTTATTCAAACAATTTTTAAGGACCGTTGTCAGCGATAACATTGAACCACCTATTGATTCAGACATTTCGTGATATTTATTAATGTAGATGACTAATATAGATAAATTTTTATACTACTCACAATTGATTGCAGAGGCAGAAATTTCCACGCTGCCAAATTCACTAAATATTCCCCGGCACAAAATGCCGCAGATATCCAATTTCCACATTAGAGATTATATACATTTTCTTCAACAGTCAGGCGTTGAAGTTGTATCTGGGAATATCCCTGTTAAAAATTTAAAACCAACTCAGCATGAAATAAATGTTGACAAGGTCAAACGTCTGTTACGTGTTGATAACTCGGCATTATCAAAACCAGTGATAATATCAAAAGATAATTATTTACTGGATGGCCATCACCGGGCATATGCCTTATATACAAAGGACCCGGCACATAAAATACGAGTAATCAGAGTAAATACCGATATCAGAACTTTGCTGAGATTATCTCACACATATCCAAATGTGTATTATTCGTCAATTGAAAATTGAACAAACCTAATCATCTATAATAGCTGCGTTGAGAGCATCTACACTCCCCTTCATATTTTTACCAATCAAATTCTCCCTATGCATTCGCTTTAGTAAGTTTGTAAGCCAAACCTTGTGGGAACCATCTCGACGATTGTATAATGTTTTGTAAATAGAAAATAGTGATGTATATTCCAAAAACAACTCTAATAGCGTGTAATTGTTATACGCATCCGGATTTTGCTGTTTGATCCCCTTTATACCGTGTATTTGTGCGTCAAGTTCAAAAGTTGTCATGTTTACATTTGGATTTCCCAGATTTTTGATTTCAGGTGAATGTGTTTCACTTGCACGTGTCACAAGTTTTGTCAAAAAAGAATTGCCAAGACTATCCCTTACCCAATGAGACAGTTCATGATATATTGACGCTTTGATTCGTTGGGGAGTTATTTCATGTGACAGTGTTTGACTCGTATGCCCACAATCGCCCGGATGATATATACAATACAACGTAGCTTTATTAAATCCCACACGTATAATTTTGTTGGTCATGTCATAATAATTACTCATGTCAATGTCTGAAACAAAACCACATACTATGTGTATAGGATTAATTGCATGTGCCGATACTGCTAATGGAGTTTTAAGCTGACTTGATGGTATTATTTTGACATGCTTTTTTTGTAAATGAGTCGTAAAATATTTCAGATTTTAAAGGGTATTTTTTATTGTTAAAATCAGATATGAACTTAGCAAATCCACCATTTTTATACACATATTCGACATCTTGAATTAAATCCAGTGTAGCTTCGTTCAAACTTAATTTATAGAGTGTGGACAGCTTCATACTTTACCTTTATAAAACTTACCAAGTATATTATCATTCAAGTAATTATCGTCTTTTAGGACGTTGTGTATGAATTGATATCTACATTCTTGATAGGTTAAATCTATTTTTGTATAACACCATTGTAAAATTTCTCGTTTAAAATCTGCATCATGACCATTTTTAACCTGTTCCAATATCCACGCATTACTACTGTAATACGATTTCCAATTTGACTCTTTAATGGATACTTTCTTTTTAGGCTTTGTGCCGGGTTTTGTCCACGCTTTTAGTTCTCGTTTACCCATCGGTATCCGGCGTTCATTATACAAATTCTTTTTACCAATGTATTTTTTGCCGGAAGGTGTGTGTGTAATTATATAGACAAATCCAATTACACCCGTAGGAATTTGATTGGTTGATAAGATTAAAGTATTGTCATATGTCCAAGGTGCCATCATTCAATTCAATTTTCAATAAATATTGTTATCAATTAATAACCATTCAAAATGTTACCGGCAATACATAAATATGAGGTGTTAACATATATTAAGAATATAAATATTGCCAAACTATTGGACAGTTTATCCCTATATCATACCTTTGTTATCTGATACATACTATGGCGCAATATTTATTGTAAAAACCAAAATCACGAACTATGACAAAACGCTAATCAATATATTATTCAATGGACAGTAAACTTGAAAATTTGGCGGAAATGCTTTTTCGCGACCAGTACGTGCAAATGGAAGACCTGTCAACCGACGAAATTAGGGAAATTGCAATAAAAAGTTTACAAGCGGCATCAGTGTTTTATGACGAATGCTCAAAAATGAAAACATTTTGTGCAGAGTCTGTAAATGCCGAATTAAAACGTACAGGTGATAATAGTTTTCAGCGGAAAAGTACAATACGCCAACGTGGGTGGGGGGTCAGTTGACCCCCCCACCTAACCAAAACAAATTATTATGAGTGAATATATGGCATTGGCCATTTTGATGCTGTTGGTGTTTAATATCACCATCAATATAGTACAATTGGGTCGTAGCATCGTGTTGGGTGTAAAATACACAACAACAGACTATATTTTACCAATATTCACTAAAAAACATGCCAAACAAACACCAATCATGGGAGATAAGGTAGATTTGGTCAAATCAATTAGAACCATATCCGGGAAATATCACAAACCATTTACATTTATTGCTACATATAATGGTGAACCAAAGAATGGGTTAGTTAAGGGCCTTCGTGTCACAGCGCATGTCAAACAAACCGATATTTATATAACAGTATGTTGTCCACATATTATGAATGATGATGTTAAATTTGAATATGATAATATCTATAATTTTTTGTGTGATTGGGGAGAAATAATCATAATAAAAAACTGATGAAATGGTGTATGTAAAAAATGTCAAATCGGGATTAGAAATTTATTCAGAACCAGACTGTACACCTCTATCATATAGGTGTAGTATTTTAACCGAGGTCTTTGTGGTCGGTTATAGAGTATGGTCTGATAGTGATGCTTCCTTGGATGAATCCGAACTACATGACATATTATCAATGCTAAAAAAATTGAATGCCGGGGAAGGTATACCGGACGGCGAATATGGCAACGCACCCATTTTAAAATAAATCATTATGGACAAAGAAGTCATTTGTAAAGAAGTCATAATTACCACTCAAACATGTCGTGGGAGTGGAAATGTAGATGATCCAATCAGACGCATAACACAAGTATTTGAAAAGGATGGCACCTTTATTGCAGAACATGACAGCTTCAGAGATGTACAATACTATATACCCGCGTTTATGGTGTTACGTACCGACCAAGTACCGGACAAGCTCCGACCAAGTAATTTTGATATCATGGACGATTTTAATGCACAGCAAGCAAAAAACATTGTAAATTCGATGGTTAATAACGAATTGCACAAAATTTTAGTAGATATTAAAAACACCGCACAAAAGGGTGAAACTGCGTTATTTATCTGCCATAAGTTAAGCAAAAAAACCATAAATGAACTGAAAGATAGAGGATTTGCAGTGATAAACAATTCACCTCCTGATAAGCCTAAATTTCATCGTCACCCCATGTCCCAACATTACACTATTTTTTGGGTATAACATAAACAAAATTAATAAATCATTAAAAATTATATGATGGCGAAACTACCGAAACTTTACCGCGTGACCCTTAGAGGTATGACGTACAGTGCCACTGGACATACGGCGTATGGTATAAGTTATGTTGTCGCTGACAATTCAGACGAAGCATATCAAAAAGTTAGAAATTTTCTCGGTAAACTACCCACCCACGCAAAGCGATGGGATGGGCTTTAAACCTAAGAACAGATGCACTTGACAGTACAACATACTCGGCTTTTCAGGGCTGTTTACGGAAGCCCCCAACAATGCTATGTTTTTAGCCGCATTATAATCGGCATCGAACACGGAATTGCAGTTATTACAAGTAAACTTTTTACCTTGTCTATTACCTATATGCAGGCAATTGTGGCACATCTTACTTGTATAAGCAGGTGGCACATCTACCAATTTAACACCATTAAGCAAACATTTATAGGTAAGAAAACTTCTAAGTTGGTTGAAGTTCCATTTACCTACTCTTGCTCTAAACTTTTTACCCTTCTTGTTGGCAGAAAATCTAACACCTTTCAAATTTTCAATGGCAATACCTTTGTTTTCTGCTTTTGCAAGTTGGACAATTTGTTTACTAATAGTGTGATTGATAATTGTACTCGTAGTTCGTTCTTTGCCACTAAGCCGTTTCAGAAGTTTTTTGGAACTTCTCGTGCCTTAAGTCATAGCTTTAATTCTTTTTCTTTTAATTCCCATGTCATGTCCGCTGTACAGCCAATTAGAAAAAGAATTGACGTTTTTAATGCTGCCAATACATATCCTGTGGAGAAACCTTTTCCCTTTACATTCATAAGAACCATTTACGATATTGCCAAGTTCTTTATTTACAATCTCTTTTACAGAATCGCAAAGTTTTTTTGTTCCATAAAAGGAGCAGTTTTTGTACTTATATCCACTTTTAAGAGTTCCGTTAGACCAAGAGCCATCTCCATCCATCATCCCAAGTATAAAATATCTATTAAACTCTTTTGGGATTTTTGGGTAATTCGTAATTGCAGATTTTGCAGGTACTATTCCAAAATTACGCAGGTCTTCTATCATATATTTACTTCCAATATAAAGATAAGCAAATTCATTTTTAATAATTATATTGGCACTTGGGGCAATAGTATCTCTAATAAAATACAAGCAATCTACATCTTCTTTTTTAAGAACTATTTTAAGCTGGCTGGTATGTCCGTTATCAGTAATACTTCCGTCTGTGATAATAACACCAAGACAATAAGCCACTTCTGGAGTAAGTGTTTTAAAAGCGTCATTTCTACCATCAGAATACAACCTTTTAAATCTTTTATCAGCAGTGTGTTTTGTACTACAAGAATTAGAACAAAATCTGTTCTTACTCAATCTTGCATTAAATTCACTTTTACAATGTTCGCATATTTTTATCATATAACAAATGTACAAAATATTTTTGAAAAGAACAACTTATTTGCGTTGAAGCGAACTCCTTACTTTTTGCCTTTTTTCTCTATAATCGTTAAGTTTTTTAGAACTAAAATTTTTACCATTACTAAGTGCTGCAATTTCAAGCAGACCCATATCCACCCCGATAAATTCTTCCACGTCCTCAATATCTTCTTCGGGAACTTCAACAGTTTGAAAAAGGTAAAACTTACCTTTCTTGTAAACCAAATCAGCTTCGCCTTTTATATATGGAATATAGTTAGGGTTGTGGCAAACAAAGGGTATTTTAATTCTTCCACCGATAGCCCACATAGAAACAATATTGTTCGGTTTGTAGGTCATTATTCGACTATCATAAGCAATACTTCCAAGTGGACGAAATTCACGCTTAACCTTTTTGTCAAGTTTATAAGCATTGGCAACTTTTGCAACGCATCTTACCAATATTTGACTACTAAGTTTAAAAGTAGCCTTATAGGCGTGGTAAATTTCGTGATGAAGTTTGAAATTATTGAAGATTTTCTTTTTCCAAGCCACATCAGAAATGGCATTGCAAACAGTATTAGCTTCCTTCATCGTATCGAGAAGCAAGTTAGCCTGTTCGTCAGTAGGCAAAAGTTTTATTTTCAATGTAAGTTTCATCTATTATTAAATATGTATAAATATAGGAAAAGTTTCTTATGTCAGAAAATAATTTTAAATTTGTTTAACTTTAAAGGCGTTAGCGTGTCGCTTACCTCCCACCGAGCCTTATTAGGTATCAGTGGGTTTCACGCTCCATTATTATGAAAAACGTACCTGAAAAAATATTCTTACAAGTTGGACCGGACTGCCCGGACGATGTGGACTTCGACGATCTGTCCGGTGTGACGTGGAGCCGGGAACGGGAGTATGAGACCGATATTGAGTTTCGAGTGGCAAATGAATCCATGCACCTTTACGATGTTCGTTTCAACAGCCCTTATGGACCTTCCCAAATGGTTACTGAGACATTTTTGGCTGCAAATAAAGCGGATGCTATGCAGCAATTTTGGAATGGAAAGAACCCGGACCGCTTTGATGTATATTGGGTAAGTGAAAGACCCTCTAATGATAAACCTGTAAGCGTCGGAATTTCACAAAAAAAATACGACATACACAGAACTCATTGTTGTACCGAACATGGTTGTAAATATGGCGATAAGGATTGTCCAGTGGAATTGGGATTAATAAAACAAGATTATATTTGTATAATTTGCTTGGATCAGAATTTGAGGGAATTATGAACCCACCATCGCTTTTTCAGCAACGCAATCTTACCAACAATAAGTCACATGATACGAGTCATCATTGGCTTTATCCTTTCAGGCATAAGATAAAGGAAGTAACTATTATCGATGAAAACACTTTGTTTGTGATTATAGGTTTAACCATTGAAGAGATTGAGCTGAATTTCAATCAGGATATTTTATATAAAATGGGTATAGAAGAAATTAATATTGATACACCTGTAGAATTTCGTTATCCTAATTGGCTTTTACCAAAAGGTCGCCATACAGGAGATATGATAGTTTCGTTAACAATAAATATCAATAAGTCCCATAATCAAAAAATTTTGGAATTGTACGGCGAACATTAATATTATCCTATCAAACATCCTTAAACATGAAAGTAATAATTGCCGGTAGCCGGGATTTTAACGATTATGAATTCCTTTGCCAAAAGTGTGACGCCTTACTACTAAATTTAGAGACATACATAGAAATAGTGAGCGGAACTGCGAGAGGCGCAGACGCACTTGGTGAACAATACGCAATCGAAAGAGGATATCCAGTAAAACGTTTCCCTGCCGACTGGGACACATATGGTAAGAGCGCAGGATATAGAAGAAATGAACAAATGGCTAATTATGCCGATGCTCTAATTGCATTTTGGGATGGTAAAAGCCGGGGAACGAAACATATGATCGATCTGAGTTATCAATACAAATTACAAACAGCAATAATAGAGTATTAGAATAGCTGAATTGTGTATCTTTGACACATGGCGAATAATAAATATATAACTTTTGAAACCGACATACCTGAAAAGGTGGTCCATTGTAGCCGGGAACAATATGATGTGTATATTGGGCGGCCAAGTAAGTGGGGTAATATGTTTACCCACATACCGGACAAATCAACCCTCGCAAAATATATTGTAAGTAGCCGTAAAGAAGCCATTGAACGCTACCGACAATGGATATTACATGGCGATGGCCAATATCTATTAAAAGATTTACATGAATTAAAAGGCAAACGCCTTGGATGTTGGTGCAAACCAAAAGCATGCCACGGCGATGTATTAGTTGAATTGATTAATTCACCTATTTATAAAGAGAACATGATATAAGGATTAATAGTGGAAATAAAGATAAATCCAACACAGGCAAAAGCACTCGCAAAGTTAATAGACAAGTTCAATATAGAAATTCCGGTGACAGACACATCCGAGGCACAAGAACCTATTGCCATGATGAGTTCAAAAAAAATTGAACAACTGGGTAATAAAGGTGGTTCACCGGTAATCGTCGTAGATGATGCGGTTATAAAGCAAATCCCGGCCATAATTGACACCTTTAAAGCAAGTGCCAACTGGTACACTAAATTCAATAAAGTAATTGTTGATATTATCGGTGATAATGAGGGAGCACTATTCCTTGGCATCATGGCGGCATTTTCAGCCAATACTCAATTGGGACCAAACCTAACACTTGCAACACGGGCATTTCATGCTATAAACACTGATATACAAAACAATCCCAAGTTATTGACAAAGTATATCCAGTATATAGATAATTTATCAAACAAGGAACGTGCCGCGCTAAAAGTATCCATGAAAAACATGGACAAAACAAATCCTGACCATGAATTTTCAAATTTAAGATACCATAACTTCATAATTACGTACAGCACATTGTCCACTCACATGTTCATGGTGAATAAACTTATTACGTATTACATGGAGAATAACAACAAAATCAATCCTAAAACATTAGCCAAATACATAGCATCTGCATTGAAATCTTCCGGCGACATCGATAAAAAATCATCCGTCACGTCCGGTTACAAAATATTAAACTTTGCACTGAATTTGCTTGATCCTGATATGACCGTAGGCGACTTTGGATGGAAGCCGGTTACCATCGACACATGGATGATGTATTTTTTCTATCCAGACGTTGCCAATACCAAATTGGCTGAAAAGGATGCATTCAAGAATAGTATATTCGGCAAATACAAGCACTATGTTTATCTGGGTAAGATCATACAGGAACAATCAGAGAAGTTTGGTCTCAAACCCCATGAACTTCAGGCAATCATCTGGGTGGCCACTATAAAAAAATATCGTCCCGGTGCATCGTCCACCGATATCAATTCAATCGTGAAAAAAATGTTGGACATGTTCCAAGCGGAATATCAGGAACTCTCAAAAATAGTGACATTCACGACATCACTAAAATCAAAGATTGCCAGCTAACCTTTACCGAGGCATTTTAATAGCCCGAAATTTGCGTATATCCTGATTGAGTTTATCAATACTCAAATTGATACTATCACTGCGTTGTTGTAATGATAATTCAATAGCCTCCTTCCGGGCAATCAGTTCAAGTTCTGTCAATACATAATTAGACACTTGTGGTGGAATAGAGGTCTGTCCGGAAAGATATTCCAAGGCACTTCCACCAATAGCCGTTAAATATACTTCGCGGCGTGTCGGGATAACAGATCGCATAAGTATCAAAATTGTAAAGCCTACCAAAAAGAATTTAATCCACAGAATAGCATTCTGGCGGACTCTCTCAGTTATATCCGTACTTGTGTAAAAAGTGATAATATACTGTAATATCAGTACAACCGAAAAACATGCAAACACTACAGTTGCAACATCAAATGCTTGCCGGACATTGTCCAAAACAGCCAATTTGTACATCAGTTCATACCAGTTCATAATTATAAATTTAAAGGTGTATTAATATGTTATTATCGAACAGTTTGTTTTTGGCATCGATTGTTACTTCACTTCAAATTACACCATTACCGAGTTAAATACGTACAGCTTTTAGGCTTAACTACTATACGCTTATCATCGATAGTAACGGAACCGAGATTAATTGATGATACACCAATATCATCTGATATATAGATATGTTTATCCTCATTTTGTATAAAATCTTTTGGAATAGGTTCTTTGGCGATGATAACCACATCATGCCATATTTTGCCGGACCATGTATACTCCATATCAGACATGTTCTCAATTTCAAGGCTTCTGTTCCTGACAATCATGTATCTCTTTTTTCTTAGTTTCATTTGTTATTATTTTTTTAACCTATAAAATTTCAATTATACTTGGGTCAATCCCGACCATCGCTAAATTTAACAAAATCACGGGCAGCAATCTTTCCACCTGCCAACATGGAATCATACTTTTCTCCGGGTAACTTCAAAGATACAACATCTCCACCATTCAACGTCCAATAGCAGGATGCAATCCTGCCGCAATTTAATTTCTTGCTGCGTGGATACTTGGTCCCTGTCGAACTCCAATGGTCCGATATTCGGATAATGTTGTCCGTACCCTTCTCTATAAAATAATAAGAAAACCCACGTGAACGGAAAAAACTGTTTTTCTTTTCACTCTGATAATCTATAACATATTCTTTACCATTGACCATAATACCATTCATCTTGACACGCTTTCGCCGCCACGCCAAATATGCCGACATAAAGGCTTTAATTTCATCCGCTGACAATCCCGACCATTTACCCATTGTATTATCATAATAGTTCTCGACATCAATTGATTCACAAATACATGTTAACATTTCCCGGTACATTTTACCAAGCATCATATCATACTCCGTTAGCCGACGCCCACAACGTATACAATTCTTTTTCCGATTGCGGGACCATCTGTTGAAATTTTCTGTTTAATCGCCGGGCATACTCAATTGAATATACCCCAATCAGTTTAAGTTTTTTAACATCCTCTTTATGGATGTACAACTCATTTCCAAAACCCCGTGACACCTGTGTCAGCCGGTCAGGGTGTATGGCCGTGGCATCAAACAACGCAACATAAGGCCGCGTAACCTTTCGCTTCCAATTAACATCCTTATTGTAAGACTCATCCCAGTATTCAAGGTCACCAGTCACCATCAAATCACCATAAGTACCTGTATTAGCCTTTCCTGTGGCCATAGACGACATATCTCGTGGTCCTGTGGCGTTGCTTACCTTAAAATTTTTATCGTGCGTCAGATGCCAATAATAGCCGTGGTTCAATTCTATACTATACCACCGGGAAAACTTCTTAAAATCATCAAACTGCCGGGCGAAGGTCACCAAAGCACTCAAAGGAAACCGATCATATCCGGCACCCTCAACCATTACACGCTTCATGAGTTTGGTTAATGACATTTGATGCTCGCCCATGACAATAGGCACATCACCCAATACCCGAACCTCACCCATATCTTTATCAACCCCTTGAATCATTCTGATGTCATTTGGTATATCATCAGTCCGGACCCGCACAATACCAATATCCTTATTTTTGATATTTTTGGCAAAGTACACGACAATCCCGGAAAATGGTTTATCATTAAACAGATACGACATCCGGCTAAGATTAAGAGCTTCTAATGCTGATATGTGAGCATCCTTGCGAAAACTAAAATAGTGATGATAATTTTTCAAAACGTACTCACGTCGTTCATCATCAGTAATTCCGGATAATATTGACAACACTTCTTGGTCGGACGATGCCATATTAACAGCATTAATCAGTTCAAGTTCATCTTTTATTGCAATGGCATCACCTTTATTAGGTATCAATGAAACGCCAACGCTTTCTGTTCCACCCAATCCTCCATTATCCAACCCCGACATAGCTTTTAATTTGCCATCACGCCTCACGGCGGCATAATTGGTAGTAACATGATAAAGATATTCCGGCAACTGTGATCGTTTTATCTCTGCCCGGTTGGGATACATATCTGACAGGTTCATATAGCTATTCCCATTTAATAACTTTTTTCACAGCGGTCCACTATTTAAAATACTTTGAATATGAATTTCCACCTTTGAAAAACTCAATATCCCATACAATATCTGACTTTTCTATTTCATCATTAATATCATAGTTAATTACTCCGACATATCCAAGTAATTCCGTTGGTTTAAACGGGCAGGTCTCATAATGTTGATTTAGTAGTTTATTATACACCCACCAATGTTCGACCAAAAAACCACTGGGTGTTACTTGAAAACCTGAAATCGGAAAAATTATATCTTTGTTATCGGGGTTTTTAAGAATAGCATTTTTAACATATTCATATGTATTTGTTTCACATTTATTGGCATCACCCGTGTGAGAATTTTTCATTTGATATGACGGCACTACAACAAAGGTAGGTTCTCTTGAAATTTTATCCAACATACCGTCAATATCATGATATTTTTTAAAATATGCGTTCACAGTATCAATAATACCCTGACGTTCCGACGCATTTATTTCTAATAGTATTTTAGATAGCTTCATCATTTAAAATTCACTTTGCTATTCAGATAATATGGAATATTACGTTTTTTTAGTTCGGACGTTAATTCTTTTAAGTCGTTCGGTTCTATGTGATTTACAAACAATATCACTTTAACAATATACTTCGACACATTCTCAAATTCACTTCGGATCGACAGTTCTTCTTCACCGAAATGCGTACCAATCACATCATCATCTGCGCCTAATCTTATCTTATAGTTATCTTCTATAATTTTAGGCAGGTCAAATACTATTTGGGCACCAATGGTGGTATAGTCTACTGATCCGTGATAAAAAATAGGTTTACGTTTAATAAGGTTTTTAAAAGTACTCAACGACACACCATTATTATCTCCGGTGTACATTACATCATCATCCAAAATGCTTAATAACCTATCGGCATTGGTCAAATGATAGGCATATTTTGATTTCAAATCTCCACGAAATCCATATGCATCTTTAAATTTAGATGTGAATTTTTGATATGAGTTCATATATTGTTTAGCTGCTTGCCAATGTATAGCATCATAACTTTTTAAATTACTACCCACATACCATTTTTTAACCTTCTCGGCTTCTCGCACTTCATCGGGCGTCAACAACTTTTCTATGCGATCACGGGCATTAAAATATTCTGTCCTTGCTTTCATACTATCAGAGTCCACAAATTCATCCCGATATTTCTTTTCTTCCGGCGTACCGTACTTATCAAATATTTTATCGTAAAATTCATTATATTTTTTAACAGCAAAGTCTTCCATACGTTTCTTTCGCTGTTTTAGAAAAGCATTCATATCCTGCACCTGATCATAGTCGGACACTTCAAAGATTGAATTATAGATTTCTATTAGTTTCATTACTAATAAATAGATAGAACCTACCAATGGAATTGACAAGGTATCAGGATGATAATTACACGCTTAGTCACCGGCTACAAAAGTAAATAAGGTTTTTCAAAACCCATTGAATTACAAGGACATACAAAAACACAAAAAATTCAAATACCATTCAACTGTTCGGAAATTCCGAACAACTCAACCCAACCGGGCATACTTGTCAAGTATTATGTACAAAATACATGACATATTGAGTAGTCAAGCTGTATTTGACAACTGATAACGGGAATGGTCCCAAATACGCTTAGTCACCGGCTACAAAAGTAAATAAGGGATATTTTAAAAGACTGAAATACAGGGCTATATAAAATACTACAAAATCAAGACATAGTGTCGGTAAATGTGTCGGGATAGACCTGTCCCGGCATGGTCCCTCTTTAGATTGTCGGGATAACTGAGCATAACCAATTACGGTTATAATTCCTATTCATAACCTTTAGAGGTTGTACATAATAGAACAGCATTTCAGCGAGATTCATCATTAGGTTCAGATTTCATCCAATTAAAATCAGGCATCCAATCTTTGGAAACATCAACTGAATAAAGGTGTATCACTTCATTAGTAGCTGAACTGGTGACGGAGCATAGATATTTTTTTGGATACTCCGGCTTTATTATATCATCCCCGTCAGCATTAAGTATTCGTTTCCCATCCGACCCTGTTACAAAAATATCTTTAAAAGCCATAATTGATCCTTTCTTATAATTATTGGCCAATTCCAATATTCGTCAACTGCTGTAGGGCAAATGTGATCTAAGGAATAACATATCAGATATGGTGGATAGGGATTGACAACAGGACACAGGAAGGTTAAAGGAATGGGGAAACAATCCGGTAGGTGGGAGAAAGGTCACAGTTACAGGTAGTAGATGGAAGGATGGTTAACACAACCAACAGGTTGGAGGATGAATGGTGGGAGAAAGGTTGCAGGTAGATGGAAATATACCACAGGTTGGAAGGATAACAGGTTGAAGGTTACAGGAGGGAAAGGATGGAACGGGAATGAAACGTAGTAGGGGATAAAATAAATGAAAAGTGGGGGATGAAGTGGCGGGTCGGAAAGAGTTGGTGGGATGGGGTGGGAGAAAGTGGGAACAAATTGATATCATTGTGCCATCATTTTGATATCACTTTGGTACAGGTGTTGACAAATTGCCCCCATTACATTTATTATTTATTTATATCACATGCACATATATTTACCTTAGCGCATATCCACCCCGATCAATATTTTTTTCCCTAATATTTCCCTTAAACGACATATAACCGATTTGGCTATATGTTCATTTGCCCAAACAAATCCTGTTCCACGGTCACCTTCCCAATATAAATCCTGTTCCACGGTCACAACCTCAATACATTATATTGACCCCAAAACAATTTGTTTTATTTGGTAATAATCACTGTGAAATTATACATTGTGAAAAATATAATGAACCATTTCGGAAAGGGTATTGATAATCAATCAGTTACAAACAACTTTACATAATGTTAATTATGGGCTAAATCGGTTGGCCAACCTACCTGATTTGATTTTGTACAATGCCGGAAACGGTTTGTAGAATTGCTCAGGACGCACACAGATGACACGTGTTGAATGATCTCCCCCCTCCCGGTGTTACCCCCCATACCGGGGGTTGAATGCGGTATAGGGGCCGGTAGGGGGGTGGGGGGTATATTACACGTAAACCATAGGGGGGGGGGTGGGGGTTTTGGGACTGCTCTTAGTGCTCGTTCATATCGATAACCAAAAATTTCCTATAGAAAGTTTTTTCATTAACTCATTCATCCTCAACCATTTACATTTTACAATTTTAAAATTTTACTATAAATCCACCCAAATTTCAACTTACTACTATTACCTTTGAACCAACAACCCACCCACCCGCGTTATAGCGGTGTCATAACACTACAATGGGAGCAAGAAGAAAAACCACCCGAACGTCAAATAATGATGTGACAAAATGGTTTGACGGGTTTGGGATAACCCTATACCGGGAAGACACATTTGAACAGGACAAAAACGTTCTGTACAGGACAATGAAAAAAATCGAAAATGGAAAAATTCGGTTAGGTCTTCCCCTCGACACAATTAAAAAAATACAGAATAACCCCACTGTAATTATCATGTGTCAAGTTATGAAGTCAGGGAATGTAATTTATATGGGAATTGTATAATTGACTTCCAGATATTCACTAATCACATCTCAGCAATGACAACCCTTGAAATCATCGACACCTTCCTAAAGGGCAACTCAAAAGTTTCTATAAGCGAGAAACAAAGGGCTTGGTTACTTAGTCAGGCGAAAAAAGAAGGTGTGCCGATAGGGGGGCACAGTTGGGACGTCAGACTCTACTTCAGTGACTGTCTTTACAAAGTGAACTACCCACCCACGGCAGAGCCGATGGGTTGGGCTTCGGAAGTCAACACTCCTACCAATGTAGGCAGTTCGTTCCGAGTTTGAGTATCCGTCCCAGATACATGGTTTCTTAAAGCAAAGTTTTTGATATTTACGGCAGCGTTGATGTCCCGATCATGTTTAGTATTGCAACTTTTACAAGTCCATTCTCTATTTTTTAAAGTTAGTTCTTTGTTTACCTTTCCGCAATTAGAACAAGTCTTAGATGATGGTTCAAACCTACCTATATTCAATAGGTTTACACCATACCATTCACACTTATATTCTAACATCGTTGTAAACATTGACCAACCCACATCAGATATTGATTTGGCTAAACAATGATTTTTCAACATACCTTTTACGTTTAAATCTTCAATAGCAATGGTTCTGCACTCTTTTACGAGTTTAGAAGACTGTTGATGTAAAAAGTCTCTGCGTTGGTTCGCTACCTTTTCATGTAACTTTACTAATTTATTTTTTGTACGCTTTCCTTTGTATTTTGAATACTTACGTTGTATATACTTTAATTTTGATTCAGCTTTTCTTAAATACTTGGGGGTATCTACAACCTCTCCGTCAGAAGTAATTAAGAAATCCTTTATACCTAAATCCACACCTACTGTCGTTTCTTTCTCTACCTTATTCTTGGGTAAACACTCTACCTCTGTTTCTAACAATATAGAGACAAAGTATTTACCAGTTGGTGTCCTCGATATAGTGGTTGATTTTATCGTTCCTTCCAAAGGTCTATGCAACTTAATCTTAATACCCTTCTTTTTGAATTTAGGTATTACTAATCGACCATCCTCTACCTGAACGTTTTGTGGGATATGGAATGATTGCTTTCCTTTCCACTTAGATTTGTACTTAGGAAAGTTCCCTTGACCCTTAAAGAATCTTGTAAAAGCGTTATCTAAATTTCTGATAGGTGCTTGTAGTGATTGACTATTCACTTCTTTCAGCCACCCACATTCTTTCTTTAAGTCAGGTATCTGTTTGATTAAGTCAAAGCAAGATAGATTCACGCCACCACCTGCATAGGCGGTAGTCTTCGTCTCTAACGCTAAGTTAAAGAGGAAACGAGCAGCACCAATATGCTTGTTTAAAAGCACTTTTTGGGCTTTATTCGGGTAAATTCTATATTTATTTGCTTTGAGCATATATCTATTAGACGTACAAACTTACAAAAAGTTACACTAATTTTAAAGAAAAAACTAAATCTCTGTAAGAGATAACCGTTCAACATATTAAAAAGTTCCGCCAATGGGTAAAAACTTCTTAATATGTCTCACTACATTTCCACTAATCGTTCTAAGCATTATCTTAAAGTTCACATCATTTTAGTTACTAAGTGTCGTAAGCCATTACTTGTTGGTGCTTTAGATACTGATATTAAGTCTATCTTCCAATCTGTTGAGTCCTTATCTGATTTTGAGATTGAAGTATTCGAGTCTGATATAGACCACATTCATTTTCTCATTCGTTATATTCCACGTCTTTCTATTTCACAGATTGTACGTAGGTTAAAGCAAGTATCTACACAGCGTATTTGGCGTTTGCATCCTTCACTTCGTCAGCACTATTGGTATCGTAACCTATTTTGGAGCGATGGTTTTTTTGCTTGTTCTATCGGTGAGGCTTCCCCCGATACCATTAAGCAGTACATTCTCACACAAGGGTAGTCGCTTATATCCCACCGAGCCTATCGGCATCAGTGGGTTTTACGCTCCATTAATATAAATATTGTTCACTTTAACAATAACTACTGGTTTTGGGTTGTATAAATTATCTGTGTGTAATCAGTGTTATGTGCCTATTTATATGTATATAAAGGACTTTTATGGTAAGTTTACGCAAACTGTATGAACAGGCGTTGTATGAAGATGTTGATAGTGAACTGTCCACAATGTTCAAATCTTTAGAATCCGGAGTTGCATCCACTATTAAAAAAACTCAGGAAGAGCAATTGAAAGAGGGTGGTGCTGCCGGAATTATAGGATTAGTCTTATCAGGACCATTCATCATAAAAATTTTCGGTAAATTTATTAAATATGCTGAAAAGTTAATTGGAAAATTTAAAAAAGCAGAGCCGACAACAGTTGGTGATCGTATTATTAAATTTGCCGAACATGCACATCATGTAGTAATGATACCCTTTTACCGAATTGCAAAGGTAATTACGAATGATACAACCAAGCAGAAAAAATTTGCCAACTACATGTTTCATGGTATAATTGGCATGTTGTTATTACATGGAGGATATACCATAGTAAAAAATATTACTTCCAACGTGGTGAATATAAATCTGGCGTTGGATATTGCAAAAAATACAGTTAAGGGCGTTGAACTAACAAGTGGTATCAGAAACATTATGGCCGGGGCACTGGCTGAAATTGGGGAGGATGTTGGTGAATTCCATGCGTAGTTTATTGAAAGAGGGTCATGCTGATCAGTTGTCAAAATTTATATATAAAAAGGCAGTTCCATACCTGAAACGGTACGCATTTGAGGCCGCTAAACATGATGTACGTGTATACACCGTGGAGCGGTTTAAAGTATATGATGCTGAAAAATCAACTAATATTACCGTTACACTTTATTTTCAAAAGATTGATTGGCAAGATACATATGCCGACGTAAATGTTATAGTGCAAGGTAAACATTTAAATGATATGTCAAAAGATACACCGGGCGTTACTACTGAATTTGAAACTTATAATCATGAAATACGTATTACCTCATACTTTAGAGTGGGACATTTTGGACGTAGTGATATTAATAGATTGTTAGCGGAAGCCGCAGCAGTGATACGACATGAATGTGAACATTATATGCAGTATGCGCATCCACGTACAAAGTCGGATCGTTACATAGCATCGTTACATGCAATGCTACAGTATATGTATAGTAGTAGAGTTAAAATAACATCGGGGAAATATGCTGGTGAATATGGTAAAATAATAGAAGTGCTTGGAACACGTATAAAACTTGAATTGACATCGCTACATAAGAAACAAGTTATATTAAATAAAAGCAGTCTGTCGGGACACAGATCATTTTTTGATTATATGGTGTCGTTGCTTGAAGTACCAGCACATGTTGTAGGATTTATGCGATTGGCTAAAATATTGAAACAACCTTTTGGTAAAGTCATTCGTGAGAAATTGTTCAAAGAGTACACTGCCGTCAATTTGACCGATGCCGAACGCAATTTGATATATCGAATTTATATGGAATATGCTAAAAAAAAGTACCCAAATGTTGCAACACATATATGAAGAATTAACTGCATTTCACGGGTCACCTCACCTATTTTCAAAGTTTGATCCGGATAAGATTGGAACAGGTGAGGGGCGACAATCATATGGGTGGGGCTTTTATTTTACTGATAGTGTTAAACGTGCAACTGACTATGCCCAAACACTTACAATTCGTAATAAAGGATATACACAATTCCCAGATGGTCGCAAGTTTTGTCCAAAACATGAGGATGTAAATATTGCGATTGAAGATGTGTTATCGGCAAGTACACCCGAAGAGTTCAATATCAAAAAAACGGAATGGTTATCCGATTGGAGTGAAGACTTTTCCAAAGAACCAAAATTTCAGGAACTTATAAATATTCTTTCTATTCTACCTTATAACAGTAAATTTATAGTACATTCGCCGGGTATAATATACGCTGTTAAATTGCATCCGGGAAAGCATGTTGGTGACTATAATTGGCTGATGTGGGATCGTCCTGTAAACGTGCAAACCTCCGAAACAATTGTAAATGGTTTTATCAAAATGGGTAAAATAAACCCGGCATGTAAAGACGCAATGATTAGCAAATTTCAAGTTCGTAGTGGTAAAATATTATACAATATACTGTCTAAAATTTTTGGAAGTGATAAGTTGGCATCGCTATTCTTAATTAATTGCAACATTCACGGTATGAAATATCCGGCAGATGCATTTAATTTGGGTACGTCAATGGATACATCAGACGGATACAATTATGTGGTTTATGATCCTCGCATTATTCGGATTGTGGGTCGCAAGCCAATTGACCCGATAACCGGTGAAAATATGGCGGTGTAATAGGCTTAATAGCAGATAATCCAGTGTTATCAGATAATTTACCGATAATACATGTTGCAATCTTTTTGGTTTATTTTTTTGTGGGAAGGAACTTAAAATTTGAATATGTATATATAGAATAAAACTATACAATAATATGGAACTAAGAAAATTTATAACAACAACTATACGTGAATATTTGAATGAACAACAAATATTAAATGAAGGTTGGTATCACGGAACACCAGATGCAAGAGAAATAGAAAAAGAAGGTGGTTTTACACATAAAACAATGAAGGTTGATTATGTTAAAAACCCCGATGGATTAAGAAATATTCAACTACAAATGAATATAGCAAAAAAAGAAGGTAATGAAGATTTATATTGGGAATTGTTAAATAGTGTTTCAGATTTTAAAGAATATTACACATATAAAAAACCTTTATTTTTAACTGATAAGTATTCTGTTGCTAAAACCTATGCTGACCCACAACGAGCATTTGATTACCAAAATGCAATAGAAAAAGTGTATGAGGTTGATGTGAATTGTAATAAGGTAGCTAAAATTGTTGCAACTGGAGATAGATTTAGATTCATATCAATTGATAAGGTAAAAAATGGGTTTATTAATTCGGGTGTATCAGAAGAAGAAATTGATAAATTAATATCAATGTTTAATTATTACATATCTGATAACAAAGGAATAAAAACTGATGTTATTGCTGCGATTGGCAATTGGTTAGGTTTTGACTGTATTGATGTTATTGGTGTTTTAGATTCATATCACGGTGGGTCTATTAAATCAACAGTGAGAATGGTTTTAGACCCAACAAATGTAAAAATAAAAAGAGCGTAGGGTAAAAATAAAACAAAAATATTATAACCAATAAACTTAATACGAAGCAGAAACGTAGCATTACATATAACAGAGTGTTATCGGGAAGTTTGCCAATAGTTCCCATTACAACTTAACATATATGTATGAAAAATATATTTAACCTTCCGATAATAATTGATAACACGTACATATCTTTGTACATGATTTGTACCCGGTAAGGTATCATATAATAGGCATCAATTATTATCATACCCGGTTGGGTGTAAAAACCATTCAAAAATTACACATATGGGCCATGAAGATTATGTCAAAAAAGGTAAATGGTTTGCGTGGAGGCCAGTTAAAACTATCAATGCCGGTTGGGTATGGTTGAAAATTGTAACCAGAACTATAGATGAACGTCCGGAAGTGTATTTAGGATTACTGCCGGAATATACATATGAACTATAATGTAACAACCTATGTCAACAATAGATAATTTAAAACCGGGGATGTTAATTCGACGCAATGGTAAAGGTTATCAAAGGTGTTGGATAGTTCTACCGGTGACTAAAAAAGATTTGAAAAGGGGAATAAACGCTCCTTGTGAAGGGCTATATGGTTTCGGTGGGATGTGGTATGGGAGAAATCCCATGAAGCATCGCTGCTATGGTAAAATAGCCAACCTAACAACAGATGACTACACAATAGTGCGGTCAGACATCCACGGATTAAGCGTGGATGAGATACAGAGATTAGTCGACTAAAAATGTGGATAACAATGACAATATGCTTATTTGAGTATTGCTGATGTTTACTGTTTGTATCATTATAGTAAGGTTTGCCCTTACTTTTACACTATAAAACATTATTATGGTACCAAAGAATAATAGAGTTCACAATTGAAAGTTCCGGCATATTTATACATATATAAAATAGTAAATGAAATTAGCTAAATTTATCAACAACATCATTAGGGAGCATTTAAATGAACAACAAAGTTCAAATGAAAAACTTATCGCATATCATGGGACACCACATGGTAAATTTGATAAATTTTCTATGAAAAAAAGAGGAAAAGGTGCAGATGTAACTGGTGTTGGCGACTATGGTAAAGGATTTTATTTTACCCCAAACAAAGAAATTGCAGTATCACATGCAACAGAAACATTTAGAAAAAGAGGCGATATAGTAACTAATGCGCCCACCCTATACACTGTTGAGTTGACAATGAATAATCCATTCGATATGCGATTATTAACTCGTATAAAGAAAATGTCTATTGACTTGGCTAAAAAATATGGAGTATTAAATATACCGGATATTGAGTATAAAAAAATGTATTCCGAATTAGGCATTACGGAAGATGAGCATGATTTTTATAGTGAAGTTGAAGATATGCTTGGTGACAATTGGGGTGATTGGGATATACAATCTAAATTAAAAACACGTGGATTTGATTCACTTATTTCATTCGACGGCAGCGAATATGTTGTATATTCACCAAATCAAATAAAAATAGTTAATGTTGAAGACGTTGCATGACAACTGCATTCGTTGATATTTAATGTTCAATTCAATACTTATTGTAAAGGTATGTAATGGCATTATTTGGAGATAGAAGGGATGCTTCATTTGTGCGAGGCATCACACGTGAAGTGATGCGTTCTATTATAGATGTTGAAGTTGAATTGTATAAAATAATTTTAGAACAAAGCCCCTCAAATATTTACGGAGAGACGATAAATAAAACATATTACGATCCATTTAGATTACATTGTCTTGTCCGAAAAGATGACACAACTACAAATACGACTGATGTAGGATTGTCATTTGACAAAACAATCACCTTTGCATTTTTGAGGGATGATTTGGTAAATCTGGAACTTCAAATTGAAGTTGGTGATCTCGTTGGATTCGACAACGGATATTACGAAGTGGACAACGTTAGGATGGAATCTTATTGGTTTGGGAGAAACCCGGAAACTTTAATTGGTAATGTGCAAGGCGAATTGCCGGACACGGGGTATAACGTATCGGTAGTGGTCGAATCACACCGGATCGCCGAAAGTGCATTTAACCTTAAAAATGTGCGGTTTGGGGCACCCCCGGAATTTATCAACAAGGGTGCAAAATAATTGTAAAAAAAAAGAGGGGACCGAAGTCCCCTCTCATGTGCTCACCAACCTTTTCGGAAGGTGAGCACCTCTTCAGGTCGAGGTGCATCGGGGTGATACCAATCCCGGATGACGTTGGCAGCATCCGACCGAGACGTACCTTCCTCAAATATGAATGCTGAGGTGAAGGTTCTCTGATCGATTGGTCCCACCTTTTTCCACGTCTTTTCAGCGAGGAATTTCCGACCGGATTCCTTTATCGTGAAACGGTCGTAGGTCACCCCATCATAAAAAGGCACATACCCATCTGCAATGGCCCCTCCTTGAAGATCGTCCACATAGGTGGACATATCCCCCAGTGGGGAAAAGATAATCTTGGAGATGGGATATTTTACCTCCCGACATACCCTACGAAGGGGGTCTTTGATACTTGCCGGATTCGGCAGCACCCATACCTCCCCACAATTGTAGCCAAGCGTCTCCCCCACTCTGAGGGTTACTGGCTTGGAGTGACCATAGGAGTCCACCCCTACAAGGTCAATCAATTCCTCGCTTTTTCGCTTCACCACAATGTGATGAAGACCGAGTAGGCCCGGAAAACGATAAGGCTCATTTGCCGGGACTTCCAAAATGCGGTTGAATTCAAAATACCGCTTCGCCATTCTCAATACCCCGCGACTTTAGGGATTTTTTAAATGTTCCGGTGCGCTGCCGAAACGTGATTAGTTTGGCCTTACTCATCCGGTGGGCCTCCCGGAGAAAAAAAAGCGTCACACATCGAATATTCTGTCCAGTGTCCACGATTTTTCGCCGTGTGCGCGACGTAATAAAACGTTGTGGTATTTCATAACGAGTGGTTAAAGTTGTATAGAATAGAGAGCAAATTCACCTTCGTAATTGCTTTTAAGGATGCCGTGCGTGTATTCATGCACGCCAGCGCGTTCCGATTTCAGTCGTGCGAAGTTCCGTCTGGCTTGGAGGCGTCGGGCAGTGTCGTCGTCTGCAATTTCGTGCGTCTCCTCATTCGCGATCTGGTCGGCAATGATTAAGGACTTCCAGTTGTGCCCGTCCCAGTAGGTGTAGGCGAGGACTTTGTATGTGGTTTGAAGGTCAAATCCATCCTCGCCTTTGCAAGATGAGAATAGGTCGTAGTCCTCGTATGCAAGGATTACGTCGCCTACCTCCCACTCCCTTTCGTCCTCGTCCGCCTCGCGGGCGAACTTGGCGGCGGCGGGGGTAAGAATTTCAAGGTGGTCGCCGGCACGGTAGTGGCCTACCAGTTCCCCATCATCTGTGTAGGTGCTGCTAAGTGGGACCCAGCTAAACCAGTCCTCGCGGACTGCGAACCATTCAGACGGATCATTGGTTACGCGGCTGATTGGGGAAATAAAGATCGTTTTCATATTCGTTAATAAATCCATGAGAAATGTTAAAAAGAGCGTTGTTCGGATGCGCTCCCCCCGGTGCGTTTAATTCAGGAACTCAAGGGCGAGATGCCCCAGATCGCGATTGAATTCATAATTCCCGAATCCGGCGGCTAAACCGCGAAGTTTGCGGGTTTTTCCGGACGTGGTTTTGAGCATCACTCCCCCTTGTGTGAGGTGTTCCTGCACCACGTTAAAAACAGTGTACAGGTCGTTGCCCTCATCTTGAGGGCGCACACGTTCGAGAATTACATCCACGTTTTCCGGGAGGTCGATTTTATCACTCCGCACAGATAGTGCGAGTTCTGCAAATTCCCGAACCTCTTCAGGAGTGAGGATTCGATGCTGCATTTCTTTCAGGGTCTTACCGACCTCCTGCAACTCTTCAGTCCTTTTGAGGATGTCTACCAGCATTTCGGAGGCAGTGAATCCCATATGCTTGGTTGTGACCGATATATCGGTTCTGATGGGGATGACCAACCCATTAGAACAGACCAGTCGAAATACTCCCACCTCAACCTTAAACCGATAGGTTTTGTCATGGGAGTTGGTGATTATCATTTGGATATGATCTTCACCCACCTTGTAATCCCCATGTTGGAGTTTTACAATATGTTTCCCGTGGGTCGGGTTGGTTTTCCGGGATTTTTGTTGCGACACCTCAGTGACTTTCCACCCCAGCTTCATGGCACTGCGGATATAGTGCCATGTATTTACGAATTCGTACCTTTCAGACACATTTCCGGAAGGTTCGGTGGCCAATACCGCAGGGGCGTTTTGTTTGATGATTTCCCGCAGCTTCTGCACGGAAACATCTTGTGCGATTTTTGTGATCATAATTTATAGGGTTTAGTTGTTAGTTTTTTAAAAGATTGCCCATTCGGCATCTATCGCCGGGTGGTTTTCCGGGAGTGTACAATACATAATACGTCCCCCTGATTTGATATAATAATTGTGTTCTGGGGTTTGTTGCGCGATGGCAAATATCCCCTCCACCCGGTTCCATCCGCCCAATTGGGCAGACCATTTCACATACCGCCCACCTTTACCGATAAAGGCACCCGGTTTCACTGTATATAGGGTTCTGCCTACTATACAGTAGGACGCCTTGTATCGACGCCCTAATCCCTGTGCAAGTTCGTCGGGGGTCTCATATAGGCGAGCCTCTTTCCCCCCGGCAGATTGAACAAAAATAGCCCCGGCAGCAATTGCCGAAGCTATTTCGTCTGTCTGGCTTGTGTGGTAGCTTTTCATCTGTGCTGCGTTGACAACACAAATATAACGAATCCATACTTAGATCGTTCAAGATTACACCCTCTTAAAATAAATTTTTTCCATCATAATATATATGATACTGACATTCAGAGGTTTAGGGGGCGATTCATAACTAATTTTTATTTTAATAATATGTTTTTATCAAAAATGTATGCTTCGCATTTACGGTCTCAGGGTATTATGTGACATGTTAACATATATTTAACAATTTCAATTTTTATAGGTTTGATTAAGTACTTTCCAAAATCGCTTTGGAAGATGAATATTCTGCACTTCAACAGCATCCTTAAACAAGGGAGCTATCTCAGCCGGTGATAATCCAGCTAATCCACATCCAATTTCAGTTACAAGGAACTCTTTTTCTTTATTCTCTTTTGCAAATTGAATGAATTCGTCTACATACTCTTTTATTTGTGACGTTGACAATGTTCGCAATTCAAAATCCTTTGTTGGTATCCCATAAGTCTTACCTTGCAATCCGATGTATCTACCGGGAATTGCTCCCCACTTCTTAGCAGTTTTAGCTGCCCCCTTTCCATGTCTACCGGCTAAGTTCGATCCAAACACAAAAATTTGGTTTGATTCAAGTTTAGTAATGTTTTGTGGAGTTTGTCTGAACGAATGTGCATTCATTTTCCAGTAATTGACTACTTGAATGTTTAGATTGGTTCCCAAAATATATGTTCCACATCTCATACCTTTTAGAATATTAACCACAATCTTGATTCCAAAGATACAAAACCAAAAATGAGTTATTCCACGCCACATATATGTAAACGGTCTCCATCGATATGATAATATGCGATACGCATCAAAGTGGGCATGTATTATCAAATAAGAAGCCCAGAAATCTGCGATTGCATCCTCTTTGGTTTTACCGTGTGCAGTTATCATCCATTTTGATTTCAAAAACGGATGTTTGGATGTGTGATCCAATGATAAATAATAACTATCCGTTTCTTTAATGTAGCTATATACTACTGGTATTGTTATTACGTCCTTTTCTCTCATGTTGCCATTTTTTAAGTTTGTAGATTTAGTAACCACGATTTATATCAGAACATCCCATAAAGTTTAACTTTCATCTAAATAAATTTAATATTGATTATCAATGTATTATACTAATATCATGGATAATAATATGCGGCCAATCTAAATAGCCATTATTATTTACTTGTCAGCATTATAACGTCTGATTATAACCTATAATGATTATACCACAGGTTTATAACCTTAATTAGTTTTATTGTTTAAGGTAATGATATATTTCAATGTACCGATATTGGTACATTGTTTCGTTTATCTTGACGTTTCATCGACTCACCTATTGGTAACATCTCCACGTCCTCTACGGGGATTACCTCCCCTGAATTTTTCAAACCGATATTCCTGATATTGATTGCTGCATTTATATCTCGGTCGTGGTAAGTACCACAGTTGAGGCAAGTCCAATGTCGATCACTCAATGTCAAATCATTGTTGATTAAATTACACACCGAACATGGTTTGGTGGATGGCTCAAATCTTCCAATGGTTAAGACATTTTTACCAGAATACTCGGCTTTATATTTTAGCTGTCGGGTAAATTCACCCCAACTTACCGATGTGATGAATTTAGCCAAATTATGGTTTTTCATCATTCCGGATATGTTTAAATCTTCAATTACCACCGATTGGTTTTCTCTGATGATTTTTGTCGATAATTTATGGAGAAAATCATTTCTCCGACAAGCTATTTTATAGTGGTAGTTCGCTACGCGCTGTTGAGCGCGTTTTCTGCGGTTACTTCCTTTTTTCTTTTTTGATAGACGACGTTGTAGTATTTTTAATCTCGGTTCCATTTTTTCAAGGAATTTCGGATTGTCAATCTTTTCTCCGGTACTAAATACTGCGAAATGTTTGATTCCTACGTCGATACCAATTGTCGTTTCAGATGTGATTGGTACCTTAGTTGGTATTACTTCATCGGTTTTATAACATATTGACACAAAATATTTACCCGCCGTATTTTTGGACACCGTTACAGTACCAATTTTTCCATCAAATGTTTTATCTAAGTGAAAACGAACCCATCCAATTTTCGGTAGTTTTATTTTTTTGGTGTCGAAATTTATATAAACATTTTGGATAAATTTACAGGTTTGTTTCCCATATTTTAATTTGAATTTAGGAAATTTGGCTTTTTGTTTGAAAAATCTTTGATACGCATAATCCATATTACGAATGGATTGTTGTAATGATTCATTAGTCACTTCCCGCAGCCAACTATATTCTGGTTGCTTTTTCATGAGAGTAAGTTCCTTAATCAACTCATAACACGATAATCGAGTTTTATCTAATTTATATGCTTCCATCTTACGATTTAGCATATGGTTGTATATGAATCGAGTGTGACCAAAAAATTTAGCTAACATAGTCTTTTGGGTGTTATTTAAATCAAGTTGATATTTGATGCTTCGAGTCATATAGTATAAATAGTACAGTTTAGTACATTATACTATATCATTGCCTAAAAAAAATTTCCCCAAATCGCTGTACTTTTTTCGTATACTGGCGATATACGAAATAATAATTCCCACAAAAAAAATGACAACTGTTACAATTTGTAAAGTATCCATGAATTTATAATTGTTGTTTTTGAGTTTTCTCTATGTGTTTTTTAAGCCATTTGATTCGTGGCTTCACTTTTCCGGGTGTCCAATAATAGGGACTAAGTAGTCTAAAGTACGAAACAAATGGCGGATTTTCCCTAATATATTGTTTTAAGATTTCTTGTTCGTTTGAAGATATACCATTTCTAATACGCCTGTTGTGTACAACCTCACAAAGACCAGAACACATACCGTAAGTACTGATATGGTCTAATAACATTTGCAATAACTCTGAGATGTGTCGGACACTTGTCATAATAATCAATTAAATTTTCGGTTTATACTTTTTGATGGGTGTGTAGAACTTTGATGCAATTCTTCTAATTTCCGAAGAAAAAATATTGCTTTTTCATTATCACCCCTTCGATCAGCAGCGATCATAGCTAACATAAATTTAGATAGATCGCCTAAACACCCTTCAAATTCTGGCAGTGGGCCATCATCTTTAGGTTTAGGTTGTTTCGGTTCAATTTTTAGATGCCTGTCCAAGAAATATCGATCTGATAACCATTGTAATATTTCAGAATTACTCATATGACCGTGAAAAGCTAATTCTGACCGTACATCGTCTTGTTGTTCCCACTTATCAATCAATTCTTGAAGTGTCTTTCCTACGGTATATTCCGTTGATATTTCTACCCATTTTGTACCATCATTGAGTTCAGACGCATGCCCTAAAAGAATGAATTTTTTATCTACTACTTTATAGAATACAAACGTATAACCATCATAATTATACCAATCTTCAATTCTATCTAATGTCCGTTTGACGGCAGGTTGAATTTTAGTAGTCATCACTTAATGTCTAAAAGAGGTTTTAAGATCAAATCCAGCAGATTTGATTCTGATTTTATCATCTCCAATTGGACATATTGGTTCATTCCTCGTTACGTGCTGACCAAGCCATGCTGACAAAATTTGCCATATCTGTTCCGGGGGCAATATCTTGGTCAAATAAAAGTCCTTTAATTTTGGATAGTGCACGTAATCCGAAGTGGCACGCTTTACTAATATTGGACAATTATGTTCCCATGTTGGAGAATCATCCCCCAAATCTTTAGGTTTTTTAAGACAATGTTTTAGTTTCCATTTAGCGTCAATTAAGTTCGTTAAATGATAATATTCAGCAGAAGGCCAAGTTTTTCTATCGTTAAAGTACTTCGGTTCTGCCGTGTCTGTATATGGTTCAATTTCAGGTCCGTACAATATGGTACCATTGTAACACAACCCCTGTACCATTAAAGTGCCTATATGTAATGTGATTATATCTTTATCATCTATATGCGGACCACGCATACCATTTCGCCGGTCAAGTATGAGTTTTTCATCAGTCCCATACACACCTTGCAAATAGTCGTAATAATCCTTATATTTTGATATTATTCTCATGATTTGTTGGATTCGGCCAGTATACTTTTTATCTTTTTCAGATAACTTATAGATTGATGTGTACAGAATATATAACTCAACAATAATATCTGTAGAACAATGCTCTTGGGCATGTATATTATAATCATGGCTATTATCAACCCCCGTAGAAGTACTAATACGCCCTCCCGGACATATACGCGAAGTCCGAGTGTATTTATAACAATTTCAGTTTGTGGTACAGACGGATATAGAGCACCATATGCACGATATCGACATATAATACCATATACATCCACCCCAACTGCTATTAAGTACAATAAAGCTGCTATAATCATGATATAGAGATGTTTCTACTCAATTTTACACCTGCTCTATATTGAATTGAAATAATGACGGGTATTCATCGACAGTAACAGAAATGTTGCGTACCTGCGCGAGCTTACACAACTCACGCTCAAATTCAATGTCCGACCATGCCGCATCGCGACTATGTTTAAAAAATTTGTCAAATTCTGTCGAATCCGAGAATGTTATGTTCGCTAAGATAAGAATATCCCCCCACCACAAACTTTGCGTTCGTAACATTTCTACAAGGTGTGGTGAAGCCCCGATAATGGCATTGGTTTCATCATCTATTTCCAGATATGGTATAACAAAATCAGGGTTGGTGCAGGGATGAAGTACGTTGCCCCGCGTGTCCATGTGATATAACGTATCATGTTTATTAACAAATGGATAAATGCCACGGCGACACGCCGCACATTTCGATGGTTCGTCAGGTTTCATGGGTTGTATAAATGTTTTGGTAAATGTAAAGATTTTTCGGCATTTCGCACGTCTAAAAAACGATATAACAACCATGTATGGAATTTATCTCTATACACAGGCGGTCGTCGAATCGCATTTTTTATTTCCATCAAGTGTCTCATTTCCGGGATAAATCCCTCCTGAAGACACATATACGCAATTGCCCAAAAAACAGCACCCTCATCAGTAGAATACCAATTAAATCTGAGTAGAACTTCCGATATTTTATTCAACGGAACTTTAAAGGTAGTGTCCGTGTATTTGCTAAATGCGTGTTGCCACTCCGCAGGAAAGTATTCGATATACTCAGAAAGGAAGATCATCTGCATCGGCCTCTGCTTTTTTAATGGCCTCCACCATCTTTATGAAATATTCTACTGTAATGTTTACACCTACAAAAGGTGTTCGTACCATGTCAAGGCTAAGGTCATACGGAGTAGATGTCCATTTTGTTGGATATTCATTAGTCTCCATTATTTTCCATACCTCCCTTACAGGTATGTATACCAATACAGTAGGCGTGGGTTCATTTGCCATTCCGTACTTTTAATTCAACCTCTGTTTTAATCCGTTCACCGGACAATTTCTGGTTTGTGATGACAGTCCTTCCAAACAAATATGAAAGTTCGACAACCGAATCACCATTCACTTCTGCAACATCACCTACCTCAGAGTCGCGGACATATGAAGTCCCTCTGATAATGGCCCCGCCACTTATAATTGAATTTTCAACAATAGCCGACTCAAACAGTTTCGAGGCTCCCATAACATGTGACTTTATAATATGCGCCGACCCTGCAATGTCTACCGTTCCATCTACATGTGAGCTGTCTACAATAGCAGCACCCCATACATGTGCATGATGCCCCACCTTTGACGCTATGATTTTTGAGTCACCAGAGATCACTGCGTTGTCACATATAATTGCCCCATTGCTTATCTTTGCATTCCCAAACACTTTTCCATCATGTGCCACCCATACATCTGCCTGTGTCATATCCAAACAATCAAGCGATTCAACCCAACCTCCAACAGTGTATGCGTCAATTTTAAATCCATATGCTGTTTTTAACGGTGCCAAGCATATAAGTCGATGTAACCTTACAATGCGATTGGTTACCTTGTCGCGTACATCCATATACGCATTTGATAGTAGATCGTATTTCATGTTTTTGGTGTTTGTTCTGCAAATATACGTCAGGGTATGGTATTGTGAACGTATATGTAAAAACCTAAAATGTTAATTGTATAAGATGTTGTGAATCAAACTGTTATTATATCATTTTTATTTAACATATTCAATTAATAATGATATTTGGTAGGTGAACATCTATGAATCAACCGGATTTATATAACCCATATATCCAGAGATACTATTTAATGGGTATGCCTCAATTCGACATTGAAGTTTTTCATTGTCAGACGTTGTCATTATAGTGGTTGCATTAAATACCCGGTTTACATTAAACGCTTGTTGATAGGCTACATTATATTCAGGCAAATTTACGATAAAATTCTGCCAACCATAATTTAATAATTCACTTTTATCACAATCCAGCATTTCAGCATATTTTTTATTCACAAAAAAATTTCGACCCTCGCCGTCACACATAAATATACCTTTGTCGTGCAAATCTAATGATATGTTTTGTTGCGCCACAAGTAAATTCACAGTTTCCTCCGTTCTTCGGAGTGCATCCTTTATACTCAATCCCCCATTATGTGAAAATTCCTTTAATAATAATTGCCGAATTTCACTAACTTCTTTGGCGGTTTGAGTTTTAACCGATGTCAAATCTTCTCTAATTTGTTGGTGCATTTTGTTATTTTCAGACACCATATCACTTAACTTGTATAACTTATATAGCGGTCTATATTTATATTCAATAAATATTAACAAACCCAATATAGCAAGAGGGCCATATTTTGAATATAATGTAACACAAAAATCGTAAATATCATGCAAGTCTTGCATAAAGATTCCCCCATAAAATCATATCTTTACAGCATTATTTTATAATAAATATGTACAAATATGAATAGAGTATTCAAAACAATTGGAGGTTCATCAGTTGACATGCTCGCATACAGTAAATACATGATAACTTCTAATCCAAATGTGAAAATCATTGTTGGAACTGACAGTCAAAATCTCAGCAACGAAACCGTATTTGCTACAGTAATAGCATATCGGCTTGGGAATAGGGGTGTGCATATTATATACCAAAAAAAGAAAGACCCATTGATAAAAGATATATACACACGCCTATTAATGGAAGTACAGTTGAGTATTGAAACTGCCGAAATGTTGAAAAACAACGGACCAATTCATGTCGATGCTATTGATTTGGACTTAAATTCCAATACCTCATATAAATCACATTCAATTGTAAGCAGTGCAGTTGGATGGTGTACGGGGTTGGGCTACAAATGTGTTATAAAACCAGATGCGCAAATCGCAGCCAAAGCCGCTGATATGTTGTGTCATTAATACTTATTTTTAAAAAGGCATTTACATGGACGACGTACAAAAACAAAAAAAGTTGGCTGACCTACGAAAAAAGGCCCTTGATATCATAGAAAAAATAGAGGTGATGCGAGTAGAATATAATAAGATCAAAGAGGAAATGCATAAACTTAAAAAGCAATGAGTTGGGAACGTTTCAAAGCTGCTATGTCTGTCGTGGATGGACCTCAAAATGCAGATGTTACACACTTCAGTAGAACGCTGGCTACCGAATATCATTTAACCATGCAATCACATTTTGATCTCGCAAGCGGCGGCGGAAAGGTTGTAAACCTCGACGGGAGAGACGAAATATTGTATGAAGGGTTGTTGGCCGCAAATATGGCAAATCGTTCAATAGCGACGCCGATAAATTGGTTACAGACAATGGGTGGGGCATTTACAGCATATTGGGCCGGTACTGTAATTGTTGGACCTTTAGGAACAGTTTCAATTTTAGATTCCGGAGCATGTGTTACTGTAAACTTAAAACCCCACACAAATTATCAACTTGTCGTCGATGCTTTGGAACTATCACTAAAAATTCACATCATGACCCTTATAGGTCAACTTATCACTGTAACCACGCCGCCCTCAATTGTCCCGTGGTCAGGATCATCACTACAATGCCCGGCATAATCAGGAATAGAATATAGGAAACTGGTAAAACGGTGGATTTAATTTTCTATAATTCCGGTAGTGCCTTAGATGGCATACCTTTGGTCTTTTTGTTGTCGGACTGGAAATGATAATATCACCTGCTCTTAAAATGCGTGAGATTGCATCTTCAAGGGCCTTTTTGGATGTTGAGTTCATGTGAACTACATCCCCGTCCTGTATAATATTAACGCGATACTTTCTTTTGTACAGATATGTTAATATGGTAATACTGTTTCCATAATCTCTATAAAATTCTTTAAATTTATCCTGATATAATTTCTCCGATGCATTACCTATACCATTCGTAATTATATCCAAAAAGAATTGGATTTTCTCAGTTGAAGTGAGTACGTTGTATGTAACATATGATGGTAGATCGAAATTTATCATAGTAGTCACATTTACTATAAATATTACAAGCGGCCTAATTTATACGCTTTAATAAACACCTCCTTTGCATTTTGTGCAGTTTCAATTATCCTGTCCAATTCTCCTAAAGTAACCGTAAATGATCTGTCGCCAATGTAAAATGTCCCGGCCACAGTACGCTTTGGGGTGTTTTTAAATTGAAGTTTGTCCACGCCCTCAACAAGTTCAAAATCAATTGAACTGTACAGTTTTCCCATATGCCTGACTTTCGTTTCATCAACAGCATATCTTTGATTTATACTCATAATATATTAAATTTGTACGGATTTAAAAATTGTAACAGAATACAGTGAATTTAATTCAAACGCACTACCATCAATTATAAATGGATAATCAAGTTCATCCAACAGCGATGCTATCTCCGCCACGGTATAATTAATTATGCCCGGATTGTTTGGCGTTGCCACAAATAACAACTTGCACCCGACATTGGCTTTAGAAAGACATACTTCAATCAATTTTGACAATCGACCAGTCTTCGACAAATCATGAGCACTTGATTCTATGTATGTCATTGTAGTTGCCACTACAAAATCATGTTGGGGTAATTGTTTTACAAGATCATCGTCATTTAACGGATCAATGTTTACAAGATTAAAATTCAAGGGACCGCTTCTTTGAGTTTGTTGGAGGTCAATTCCAACCTTTACCAGTAATGAATTTACTTCTACTCCGGTATATGACACAGTAAGTGTATTACTGATATTATGTAAAAAATATGCAAAATCCCCGCGACCTGCCCCTAATTCCAATAATGAAATCTCACCCGACAAAGGTAAAAATCTATCAAACATGAACTGATAAACACGCCGCTGTACCTCTTCATCACCAAACCCAACAATTTGTGGTGACGTGTACATGTAGTCCGGCAGTTCTTCAAAAACTGATTCATCTTTAACCGGCTCATTTTCCGAACCAGTTAAATTTGATTTTTCTGGTGGTAAATCTGGGGATGCAGTAGCGGTCAATTCCGCCATAAAATCATCCAATCGTTTCATAACTATAATTTTTAAAAACTTTATCCATTAACTATATCTTCGGTCTCAATGAAATTTGAGATTGTTTGATCAGTAATTGTGGAATCAACGGCAAATTTAGAACTTTTATCAATATCAATGTAACAATTTTTATTTTTAGATGTACCGATGCCACATAACACTACTCCACGTTCAAGTACAACATCATATTTTACAGTTTTGTTTCTTCGGTATTTTTTTATAATGATACCTATTTCATATTTGTTATTATTATATACTATAACTGATGATTTTTTCATGTACACCTCCCACCATGTAAGGATTTATAGGGTATATAACATCTCAATAAGATTCGGTTGAGGTGATACATCAAACTTACCACGTTTCACATTTGAATGTGATAACAATCCCTTAACTGACCCATTCAAATATTGTTGGTCAAACTCAAATGCATTATTGAATTTTTTTGTATGTTTTAATGCTTTTACCAATCCTTCTCTGATATCAATACCTTCCTCGTTTGCAATTTTCAATAATAATCTTCTGAGGGTATGTAATTGACTATCAGTATATTCATGCCAATACACATGCCCCCTAAATTCCGTATCAATTTTTACAACATACTCATTTGGAATCATTTGTCCGGTGTAAGTATAAAACTTATCATTTCGTGGTATAGCATATCCAAAATTACATATTTCAATACCAATCGAATTTCTATGCATGGCAGTATTACCAATTCCTAAATGCCACGCATATCCTTGAGTTGAAAATGCTGCATATGCATCTCCGTCATATGCAGCATCATGGTTTGAAATGTTTATTCCACCAATAACATATTGGGTACCCAATCTACCCCGATCATCATTTTTCCAAATATCAATTTGACGTTTAGGATTGTTCCATCCTGCTGTGTGGTGTAAAAATATATATTCTTTCTTATCTTTGGATTTAAAGTATTCATTTTCAGGTAAATGATATTGTATAATTTTTAAATCTGGCTGTGTTTCATGAAAATCTGTTGTAATATCTTCAGGATTTTCCAAAATCAAATCTAATAAATCCTCTGACGTGTATGTAATAGATTCTAATTCAGATGATAATGTGTAATTTTTTATAGCTGCCAGTGTAATATCATCATAGGTTCCGGTATCCGGAACCTCCAATTTACGCTGCACCTGTTTAAGTTTATGAATATCTACCATGATTCAATATCATTTTCAGATAATTAGTGTGCAGTTGACTGAAACATACGATTTGGACTCTTTTTTTTTTTTTTTTTTTTTTTTTTTTTTTTTT